GTCGGCCGGCAGGTCAGGGAAGTCAATCGTCTGCGGAACAGGTGCAACCCTATCCGAAGGTGGCGGGGTCTCCAAGGGAACCGGCGCAGGGGCAACAGGGGCCGGAGCCACTGGAGCCGCAGGAGTTACAGGAGGAGGAGTGCTGAGCGGATGGTTCATTATCTTTGCCATCACGCCCTTGTTGAGATCACTTAACTGATTTGCCATTCTTTACCTTGCCTTTCTTGTCTTTCGTTTCTTCCTTCTTGCCGTTCAATTCTGCCTGTTCCTTTGCCATGATCGCCATCGCTCCGAAGTCCTCGACAGGTTCTTCAAACACTGCCAGGTCTCCAGCATCTTGCAGGTTCGTGAGGATGTCGATGACCTCCCACTTGCCGAGCGCAATGCCGTAGAGTATAGGAGCCGCGTGGTTGGGATCTACGTTTCCGAAACTGACCTTCTCGATACGAGGATCCGGCGGGCGCATGCAACTTGTCTTTGCAACGTCCATCAACGCCGCCCATACGCCCGACCGAATCATCTTGCCGTACTCATCCATCAGCGCCCTGTTGCTGATGAATTCCTTGACCGTCATCATTCTTGATTCTCCTTATTGTTTCCTGTTCTTGGACTGCATGTCGCGAAGCTTCTGGCTTGTGATGGCATCTTTTAAACCCATCATATGCTGTGTCTTAGCTTCCCTGATCTGCTGTTGATTCTGTTCCTTCATGATCGACACCTTCATGTCTGAATCAATCTTCGCCAGCTTCACCTTGAGATCCGGATCTTCAGTGCCTTGCTGAGCCTGCTGGATGGCTTGCTGTTGATCCTGCTGATCCTTCTGGCGTTGTTGCTGGATCTGCTGGAAGTCCCGAGCGATACGCATGTACACCTTTGCGAACTGGTGAAGCTCTTTGATGTACTCTTTGTACTCATTGGCCCGGGCCGGATCTTCCTTCATCGCGTCAATATGTTGCGAGAAGTGAGGCATAGCAACCTGCAATACAGGGAAGATCTTCTCTACTGGTTCGCCCTGTCCCTGCATGTATGCTTCGATCATCGGCTTGATAAGCTCGCTATGCGTAAGGCAATGGATAACGTGCATCTGATCCACGCCGACGATAGAGTCCACGCCCATCTTGAAGAAGTTATTCTCCATGGTGGCAATGACATGCTCGTTCGTGGGGATCATGTTCCTGTTGGTGAAGGACAGATACTCCTCTGCCTTCTTGACTCCAACGCGAACCATGAGCCAGTCAAACATAGCGGCCTTCTTGCCTTTCTCGTCCATGTACGGAGCAAGGCTAAGAGTCTCGTTCGTTACCATGTGAGCATAGGCAGGAGATCCGTATCCAATGGCGCGTGTTGCTGTCACGTTCCAGTTGTCTACGTTCCTGAGAAGCTCCATCGGAATTCCGTCTTCCTTGCACCGGCTTATGAACTTCTCTCGCTCTTCGTATCCATCGCTTACCGTTGTCCAGTTCGGGCTAAGGATCCTGCGAACGATCTCTTTGTAGAGCTGATCAAGATGGATGTAATAGAGGTCGATCTCTGAATGTTCAAGCCGGTATTCCCGCATGAACTTCATCTTTGATTCACCGAGAGTCTGTGACTCCTTGGCGCCTGGAGCGTCGATCACTTCCGGCCTGTCAGTTCCTACGTTGTGAGACATGCCTCCATCAATGATCTGGGCCACTTCAATAAGGGGCTTTACGTTCGGGGACATGCCGTTCGGAACAGCAGTGAATCCTTTCTCGATTACGGTGAACGCTCCAACCCTCATCATCTTCATCTTGTTGATCGAGGAAGAGTCCGAGTCGCCTTGAAAGACCATCGAAGCGCCAAGCATAGCGCCATCAACAGCAGAGTTCTTCATCCTATTCGTCACGACACCGGACGCATAGATCTTCTGTCCAAGCCCCTTGACTGAATGGAACTCACCATCACCAACGTCAGACATGAAGAAGTTGATGAACCTCTGCATGTTCTGATAACGGTTCAGCTTCTTGTACAGGAACTCGTTGTCTGCTTCTTCCGAGGTGGCAATGTAATGGGAGATCTTGCCGTCATATTCTTTGACCATCAGGTGATGAACATAGATCGGATCACATACCCCGTAGGAGTAATAGTAATCGTTGTTCTTAATCATCTGCTGGACTTCTTCGTACTGCGAGGTGGAGTACTGTCCATCCTTCGGCTGGATCGTTCTGTTCGCACGAAGCAGGGAAAGCTTGATGAGATCAGTATCCCATCCATCCTTCTTCGATGCCGCTTCCTTCTCAGGTGTGGCTATACGTGCATACAGTTCATGCGCCCTGTACTTGTGCTTGATGCAAACCATTTCGAGTGTGTCGATGGAAGCGTCAGCATCGTTAGGGACAAGGATAGATCCATGCTTCAGTCCTCTGAACTTCCAGGTTATCTCGTCAGGGAAGTAGACAGGTCCGACTCCGAACTTGACCATCTCCGACTGGTGCAACTGCATGTTGAACATGAAGCCGTTCCATCCCCTAAGCATCTCATCGAGTCGCGTAGAGAATAAACGGCCATAATCCATGTTCGTGTTCTGAGGATCAGTGACCTCAGATGCGACCTCAGCAAGACAAGGAACGTTGGTGAGCAGGGTATAATAGGAGGTTTTCCTCGCATCGATATGACCTTCGGCATCGCGGAAGTTGACGTTACTCCGATGACCCTGCCCGAGTCTCTTCAACTCATCGGGATCATACGGAGGGTTCCCGTCGATCAAGCCCTGAACCATCGCTCGTTTCTTTGCACGAACGTCGTCCATCTCACGCATCTTGTCGATTACGGAACGCGCTGCAACCATGTCCTTTATACGGGACTTTGGTGCATTGCCGTCAACATCCGTTGTCTGCAGTCCAACGATATTTATATTATGCTCGGCGTTAACCTTGTCTGCTGTGATCGTCATTTAGAATGCTTCTTTCTTTTTCCCGCCTTGGGCGTCGATGGCATCCATTACCAACTTCTTCCTCAACTCGCGTGTTGCGCCGAAGGGGAACTTGATCTTGATGTCATGGACTCTCATTAATTCCTTCAACTCTTTCGCCTCACTGATGTCTGCCTGCTGAGCCTTCGTGCCTATCTTCGCCTCTGCGTTTGGCTCCGACTTCTCTGCCGAGGATCCTTCGATCATGCGCCTGACGATACCGGCTATCTGCATGGGCTTGCGCGCCATGTCTGCCTGGAGATCGTCGATTGCTGATTCAAACGTCTTGCCCTTACCTGAAGCAGATGTCGCCCAGATGCGACCATCCCTGTCTGCTGTCTCTGACTGCACGAGTACTATCGTTTCTGCGTCGCTCTCCATGATTGTGACCATGAGAGGAATCTTGAGGTTCGATACTTTGTTGCCGTTCTTTGCCATTGTTATTGCCCTTTCAACCAGCACTTATCGGGACACTTTGACAAGGCGGCCCCCAACACCTTCGATAGAACTTCTATCTCTGTGAACACCGCGAACTCGTTCATGATCCCTGTGCTTGAACACGCCTGCAGGTCAGCACTCTGCGGAACAGAACAGCCGGCCATCATCTCCGCCTTGATTGCCCTGACACCACGGCAGGATGAACAGCCAGTAAAAGAAACGTTGTTGGCGCATGACACGCAGATCTTTGCGCGCCGGATAGCCTCTGTCTTCGATACCTTGGCTCGATCCTTGCCGGCCTTGTAGACTGCAATGGTCCGGTTGACCGTGTTCGCTGCGAACATATGAGGCCCGCCGGAGAGCCTTGCATTCTCGTCCTCGCAGATCCCGTAAGGCATCTTGGTGCAAAGCCAGTCCTCTACGATGACGGCCATGTCCTTGACGTCGAGCTTGTTCGCGGATCTGTGAGCAATGACAGCCTTCACAAGATCGCCCATGTTCATCGCATTGAAGTGAAAGCCTGTGTCTTTGTCTGTGTAGTGGAACGATCCTGGAGGAGCCGTGTTCGTCTTTATTAACTTGAGCATTTCAATTTCTCCAAAGCCGAAACAACAAGTTTCAATTCTGCAAGACTGGCATTATTTTTTATAGTATTCGCCTTGTATGATATGACCCAAATGTTGTCCTTGGTGTATCCCTTTTTGTTATCTATTCTGTCTATTGTAGGAGATCCATCATGTGGCTTTCCTGTGCCAACAGATATAGGTATTCCCAGAACAGGGCAAAAAAGAGGAATGATTATGTCGGAAAGCTCTATGTCTATATCAAGCCAATTAGCCTTTGCTCTTACTTTTGCATGATGAAGCATCTTAAATTCTGGATGTTCAGCATGCCTTTTTTTCTTGTATGCAACTATATCAGGCCTTCTATGAAAATCTTTTGGTCTATGAGCCTTTGAGTAATCATACCCACATGATCTGCACCATCTGTTTAGTTTATCTTTCTTACTATTATCGACAGAGAAAAAAGAAACATGAAGAGTGGCTTTGCATCTCTTGCAGATTTTATATCCAGGCGGTGCGGTATTTGGTTTGATTAGCTTCAACATGGCCTATATGTTCCCATTAAAATATTGAGTCGGTCAAGTAGCTTTTGTCCGACGAGTCAACGTCATACATCTGCAACTCTTCATCAGATGTACCGGATTCCCTCATGTCTCGGGTCGTGAACCTTGAACCCGGGATAGTTCCAAACCTCCTTCTTGCAACCTCAAGAACCATCGTTGCCGCGTCAGCCTTGTTCGGACTGGCGCCCGTCCTCATCCTCATCTCATGCTTCGTTTCAACGCAGATCTTCTGCTTTGAATTGTCCATCATCCTCGACACGAACTCGACAATGGTATCATCATCTATCCCGAAGATCTGGCCATGGATAGCAAACTTCCTCATCGAATACCAAAGCTCAGTGATCTTGTTCTGATAGATGTCACATCCCCTGCGCTCATCATTGTCCTCAACCTTGAAGTCTGAAGCCGCGCCGCCGCACTGGATTCGAAGGATCTGCGAGTTCCATTCGTGCTCAAGGATAGAGGCAAAGGCTGTCTGCGTGCCTGAGCAATCGAGGCCCAGGTTCTGAGGCGTGACATGGTACTTGCCGCAAAGGTCAATGATCTGCCTTGCGAGATCGTACTCAAGGGTAGTGCCAGCCGATACCTTGAGCCGGATGTTTATCGCAGGGGAGAAGTAGATCCCAACGAGTCCAGACCGGAGGATCCCGACCTTCGCGTGCTGCATGATTGCCGCATCTCCACCGGTTGTGAAGGCCGGATCGACTGCCGCTATGTCTACCTGCGCTCCTGACCAGACTGGTTTCTCCTGCATCTTGTGTTGGACTGCGAAGCTTTCGGAGAAGATTGATTGGGATACACCGTCAGGGCAAACGAATCCTATACGCTGACTCCAGAATCTCGGGCTATCTTCTCCTGGATCTTTTCGCATCGCATCAATTTGCGAAGTGTTAAGCATGAAGAAGAAACGTTCGGGGTCATCGACTCCAGGACTTTTTCTACCGTCAAAGAACAGGGTCTTGCCCTTTTCAGTTTCCCATTCTTCATCCTCTGTGGAAATAGAATCCCATCCATGCTTGGGTTTACTCGCACGCCCAAGCGGGTCCATTCGAGAGACTGGGTTTCCCATGCCAAGGAATTTTGCTTCCTTACCTGTTGACAAGTTATCAAACGCTTCGACCGCGGCTTGCCGTGTGGCTTGCATCTCGTCAATGATAAGACAGTTGTAAGTGTTATGCACACCGACGATGTTTCCGACTGCTTCTTCAACGGTTCCTTTCTGAACAGCAATACCGAAGATTCCGTTACGACTGTTCTCATCGCCAAGGATGATGGCAAACTTGGTTGCGTAATGGATCCCGGGAAAGCCAGGAACCATACGATGATACTTCAAGATGTCATTCCAGATGCGGCGTTCCAGCATCTTTCCCGTAGTTGAGCAGATCGTGATAGAAGTCTCTGATGGCGCACTGAGCCAATGTACCAGAGCAATGACAGCCGCATCTGCGGACTTGCCCACGCTCGACGGCCCCCACCATGTCTGGAAATCGTAGGCACACCAAGCCTTTACCCGCCTCACCGTCCACTTGCTTATGATGTGACCCTTGCCCCCGTTCGGCATCTTCTCCGGCCAGAGTGCCTCGATCACGTTCATCATGTGCTTCCATTTGGGAGTCTCCTTGTCGGTGAGGTTATAGTTGCGGTAGCACCAAAGGCTTATCGTATGCGGGTGAGTGTCGTCAGGGAAGTTGGTTCCATGGGCCTTGATCATAATCCGAACTTCCTCTCAAGACAACTCTCCATGAAGCTCTGAGCCCCTGCAACGGCCAGAATGAGCAAAGGGATATCAAGGCCTGCCTTGAGCATAATAATCGTTCCTAGAGCCATCCAGACCCCTGTACAGTGCGGACAAGAGAGGAGCGCTGTGTACCTCAGAGAGAGCGCGCGCACCCTACTCATTGCTGAGAAAGGCCCCTCGTCGGTACACAGCAAGATAGTCAGCCTGTAGCAAGCAAGCGAACATATCAAAACATCCATGACTCCCCCTACCTGTCTATGCAGATCATCCCAAGCACAAGCGAGAATGCCATCCCCATCACAAACCCCCAGATGAATATCTCGATAGGAGGCAATGAAAGTATAAACATAGATCACCCAGGAAACTTGACCGTGTTCTCACCACTCACATCACCGACCTGCTCAGGCTTGCTCATCCCCTCGATCTGTATATTCTGAGCCATTGCCCTGTTCTGTATATCGCACATCCCGCAGTGCTGCATACTCCCAACCTTGGGTTGCTTGTCCTCAGGGATCTTCAACCACTCCTGTTCAGTCAACTGGATCGTGTGACCACACATCAACTGCAGGGTCATACTCTTCCGCTGGGGATGCTTGATAATATGCACAAGCTTCCTGAATGCCGTCTGGATACCGAGCTCCTCGTTGCGAGCCTGAGCACTTGCCTGCTTCTCGTGATGCTCTGCAAACTCATCTACCCAATGAGCCGACACGTCCAGGAACATCTGGTCATCAATCTCTTCCCATCCTTCAGCGTGCTTCTCCTCACTGCCAACTGCGCGGAGAGCAGGTAAGCTTCCTCGGATATTCACCTCTCCAATCAACGTGTCCCCGAACACCTTCGTCGTAAGCCGACCGGCAACGAACATCACCATTGCCTGAGATCCCTTGAACCCGTAACACTTGCCTGCTTCAAACTTCATTGCCGTTCCCCTCCCTTTACTTCTTGCTTCCAAACCGAGCCTTAACCGCTTCCGCTACCATGTCCCTCTGCCTGCCTACCTTCACCCCAAGCTTCTGCATCCCCTTCAACCTCTCCATCGCCATAGGATCATACTTCACCCCAACCTTAACCACCGGCTTCTCCTGATCCACCTCAGGGAAGTCCACATCCACATCTACCTTGCCTTTTCCCATATTGTCCTTTCCGTACACCCGCAAAACGAAAGTGAGCCCAGACACGAACACCCGTTCGCCGGACTCACTTCCTTCGTACTGCGGACATGTACACCATCCATTCCTCAATGTTGTTGAGATACAGTACCTCTTACCAATGCCGACACACTACACCATTCCACGAGGGATGTCAAATCCCCGACACGGACGGACAAATTCAACACGGAATAATTCATTTTGTCCACCGCGTGACAAACCTATAATTTCATTGGGGTTTTTGGAAAATTACCAGAGGGAAGCGAAGTCACTGCGAAACCACTTTTCGCTTTCAGCGAAGCCGGTTTTAGCACCTTTAGTTTTTTAGAGATTTATAATATGAAGCTCGTGGATATATTGATCTATGTGGTGGGTCTTCCCTGTGTGGCTACTGACCCTCCCGGTAGGGTGGGGTGGGTGGATCGTGTGGGGATAAGCATCCTTTTAATTCCTGCCTTGTGCGTGTGTACCCGCACTCACTACGCTCGTGCTACGTTCTCTGCATCGTGTCCACTCACACACACTCTACACTAGCACACACGCACATATGCACTCACTTCATATCCCAAGTCTTATGTTCTTTCTCTTACATCTTCTTTCGGAGATGGGAGCAAGAGCTAACGCAGTAACTAGGAGTCCAACACATGAACAACGATACAACCAACACCCAGGACGAACGCGTGCTCTTGATGACAGGCGCACCTGTCGAGTACAAGACCAAGGCTGGCAAGCCGGGAGTCATCTTCCCGATGTCGTTCAACATCGATGAGCTGATCAAGCTCAAAGGGTCAGGCATGAGCGTAATCGCTCAGGTTTGCGCGGACGGTAAGTTGAGAATCAACGCTCAGCCAACACGTCAGCGGACAGCAAGTAAGTTCACGTCTGTAGCGTGAGAAATCAGGGGAGGGAGCACGTGCTCTCTCCCTTTTTTTGTGAAGGAAATGTGATACCCCTGCTAACTGACGCAGTGGCATTGCGAGCGTATTGGCGTTGCGATTAACTCGGAGGATGTGCGATGAGAACGATTAAGTGGCTGGCTGAGAAGGCGGATGCGAGTGTGGAGGATGTGGTTTGTTACATAACGGCGTTGTGTGTAGGGATACTGAGTGTCTTGTGTGCGTACGTACTAGGTATGCTTACATGTGACAGTGTATTGGAGTGGATGATGAAGCGTATGGGCTGACGCCCTATTGTTTGGGATGATGGTATACTCCCGCTTGATGCGGGAAGGGAGGATAGTATGTGGACAGACATCATGTTCAGGACATTGCGAGTGATGAGTTTGACTCCGCGCATGAGTGTGGAGCAAGGCAGGCTGGCAATGCTTGAGTACGAGAGTAGAGGTGAGCTTGAGTGTGCGGTGGTAGTGCTCAAAGCTCAAGGGTATCGAGTTGAGGATCTGGGCAATGCACTGGAGGTGAGGGTATGAAGTTGTACAAGATTATGCAGCATGAGAACAATGGTCACGACACATACGATTCTGCTGTTGTGATAGCTGAGTCGATGGAGGAAGCGTGCAACATGCACCCTGATGTAGTTGACTACGATGATCCGACAAGAGATCCGTGGAAGTCGTGGCCTCACTGCTGGGCATCAAGTCCTAAGCATGTGACCGTTCTTTATTTGGGCGAAGCAGATATAGGGCTCAAGAAAGGGTTCGTGCTGAAGTCGTTCAACGCAGGTTGAAACAGAGGGAGATGGGCAAGTGCCTGTCTCCCTTTTTTTGTGATCATGCTACAGAACCTCTAAATGGCTCTAGGATCGATTATCTCTCTCGAACCATGTCTTCGTACAGGTCAGGGGGAGATTGTCAATTCTAGGGGCAATCAGAAGGCTTCTTCGTCGGCTGGTGAGGCAGGTGTTGGCACATCACTGAAGTCATGGCATTCGATGGGCTTATTGCCTGAATTGTGCGTCCGGTCCGGGATTGGCTGGACGTTGAGCTGGAAGAACATTGGGTTCTTGGGTATGTCATCGTGGTGCTGTTGACGATTCGAGTCCTGACGGCGCTGGACGATGAGCGTCTTGGACACGGCATGGCTGGACTTGATGGCATTGACGAGGGCAGTGAGTTCTTTGATGCTCTCGGTGTCCTTGAGTTTGCCTCTGAGCTTGCCGACTGCTTCTGCGAGTGCATCGAGTTCCCTCCGGTGATTGTCGATACTGACTTCCTGGTTGGCTGATAGCTTCTGATCAATGCGAGACATGCCTCGATTGATCATGGCTATGCGCTTATCGTTCCACCGTTCAACGCGCATCCAGTTCTTGAGCGTGTTGAGTGGTGTGCCTGCTTCCTTAGCGATCTCACTGCACTTCTTGTCAGTGGTCATGTAGAGATCGTATGCTTTGACTTTGACTGCTGGGTTGATGTGACGGTTTTGTGTCTTGCTCATGTCCGACAGAGTATCAAAACGAGCTTCCTTCCAGCAACTCGAAAAAAGAATGTTGACGGAAACGATGTCACGGATGTACAGTACCGACTCATGCAGTTCAGCGGGAATTGAAAACACCCGTTCAAGGACTTGAACTACGAAGCATGATAATTTCGATCTTGAACTTCGCAGGAGCGGTAAGCCGCAAGGCCCGCACAAATACTTGAATAAACGTTTTCACCTGCGAGGTTCACTTTTCAACCTCAGAACTACAGACTCAATTCTATTCGGACAAGCAGGCAACGTGTTGCAGAGTCACGACCTGGATAAGCTCAAGTGAGCGTGGTGCGAGGTAAGTCTCGGTAACAGTTTCCGCATGGGCTCGGGTTCACACCCACCTGGAGCCGGAAGGAAGACTGATAAAGCGATGGCCTTGATGAGAGGTGATACTCATCCCGAAAGTCAGTACGCTGAATAGAACGGTCGAAAGAAGAGTAATGCTCTGCTTTTCCGAAAGTCAGTATTACTCTTGCTTCTCGCAGGATAGCGAGAGAAGAGAAGATCTGTATCTTGTGTATGTGCATCGAGAGGGTATTAACCCTCTCTCTTTCCAATCTCTTCTTTCTTCATTCGTTCTCTTCCTGCATTCACTTCATATCCCAAATCTTTTGTTCTTTTCTTTCTTTCAAACGCGGTAATAAACAACACAACAAGGAGACAGTGCCATGCTACGAGACAATGCAGTAATAGACGAGTGCAAGATGCGGTGTAACGATTGCGTGTACGACGGATCCTGCGAGATCCCGGCCCAGCACATGCAGGAGATGCTGGATGAACGTACAATCAGCATGAACTACATGATAGATACAGACACGAGGGAGTCCTGACAAATCTTGCATTGATTGTGTTGTCCATCTGGGTTGTAGAATCAACAGGTGGACAGCATCTTCAGTCTCAGTTCTCGGAAAGCATATCCGGTCACTTAATGATGAAGCCGATATTCATCAAAGACATGAACCGGATCCAGGATACCAAGTACACTTTAGAAGACCGATTCGATAAGCATAAAAGCTTTGAGATGGCTCAGAAGTATATGCGGTATTACCTTCCTAAACATTGGACGATTGAAGATGTGGCAATGCTCTGGCGATACGGGCCTGAAGGCAGGCGACACCAGAGCAAGAAGTGCAGTTATGTAAAAGCGGTGAAACGAGAATATAGGAGGTTGGTTAAGTGAAAACGATAATGCACAGTTATTATTTTCATACATCTGATCCAAATCAAAAGATCATGTATGAAAGAGAGATAGATGCTATTCAGAAGCAGCATCCTCGGAAGTGCTTCAATGTAATTGCAGGGAACAATTACAATCACGAAGCTGGAACAAAAGAGGTAGATCTCGAAACAGACTTCTTGTTCGACAACCAATGGAATACGACAGAGGCAAGTGGAAACGAAAGAGTGTTCGATTGGTTTGAAGAATACATTGTTAATGGAAATACCATCAAAAGAGGACACTGGCTAGAGATCACTCCTGAAATGATTTCGATAAGACAGTCCACGTACAAGTGTCGGTACTGCGGTGCTCATTATCCAAATCATGATTCGTCCCAGGTGTTCTGTACAAAGTGTATTGATTCGCAGTCTCTGTCTTCAGGAGATCTGAATCTTTTGAGACTGAGAGCTGTGTCAGACAAGTCTCCGTTCAAAGAATTGTCTGATTACGAAAAGAAACTATTGCTTACTATGTACAAAGAAGCACAGCTCAAAGGAAATTCAGAAAGAGCAAGAGCAAGAATTGATAGAGAGCGAGTCGAATGTCTTGAGAAAAGAGATGCAGCGATCAAGAATGCAGAAGCAGAGTTCAATGGATGGACTTGGCTTCTCGATCATGGTGTAAATATAGACAACGTGATTTTCTACGATCACACAGGAAGATTCGGATTCGGCTGGAGACATCCGGTTGATCCAGAAATAAGAAAGGAGTTGGAGACAGTTCTTTGCGAGTTCCCGTTCGATTACGATATTAAGTAAATAAACGCAGTAAGCGCGTGCCGGCGCGTAATCCGGCAGGAGAAAATCAGTTATGAATCAGACACTCAGCACAGTCGAAGTCGATCAGATCGAAACCAAGTTCAACAATCCTCGCAAGAACACAAAGGCAGATGCAGAACTGATTGAGTCAGTTCGTCAGTTCGGTGTACGAATTCCGCCCATCGTTACAAATGGCGGAGCAAAAGGAAAAGAGTACCAGCTCGTAGCAGGTGCTCGTCGCCTTAATGCGGCGATTGCAACTGGACTTCAGACGATCACGGTCATGGTTGTGGACGGTACTCCAGAAGAGATCTTTGAGTTCACGCTTTGCGAGAATGCAAATCGCAAGAGTCTCACCGTGTTTGAACAGGTGGATGCAGTGAACACGCTGATGAAGATCATCGGAGACATGGATCTCGTTGCAGAGAGATTGTCCATGACAGTTCCGGAGCTTCGTCGCTTGTTGCTTGTGAACAAGATCTCGAAAGGAATCAAACAGTTGATCATCGAGAATGACGGAGTATTCGCTACGTTGTCGTTGAACTGCCTGGCAGTCATCGCGGCATTGCCCGAGGATCAACAGCAGGATCTGTTTGAGTCTTGGACGTACGATGCTCCGGAGAACATCACGGTCAAGTCGTTGAAAGAGTATCTCAACAATAGGTACAGGTTCGATCTGTCCGGTGCGAAGTGGGCTCTTGAAGATGATGCGCTTGGTGGTATTGAAGCATGCACAACATGCAAGAAGCAGACTGGCAATGCAAAGCAGGCTGTTCTCTTCGATGAAGATGCGAAGTCAAAGAAAGGCGTGTGCATGGATCCTGAGTGCTGGAAGAAGAAGACAATCGCGTTCGCGAAGTTGATGGTCGATTCTCACATGACTGCAAATGCAGATTCAGTGATCGTTGACTACACAGGCAAGATCAAAAAAGATGCGAGCTACCTTCCGGCAAAGTTCACGAAGGACGAAAAGGGTAAGATCAGCGTGATCGAAGTCGGACGTGATGGCCAGGTGAAGACGTACAAAGCGAAACTTGAGAAAGGTGAGAAGCTCGATGCTGGCAAGAAGAAGTCAGAAACAATAGACAAGACCAAGCAGTTGCATGGTCTTCGCATCGGAATCGTGCTCAAGAAAATGCAGGAGTATCTGATCACTCCGGCAGCAGCTTCATATGTCATGGACACTGCAACGACTTCATCGCTTACCGCGTTGTCCGTGATGAACAGGCAACAGCAGGTTCAATTCAACGAGCCTGATAAGGCGCATGAGGATCTTACCGACGGTAAAGATGTTCTGTTCTCTGTCGGATACGGTGGAGAAGAGATCAAGGGTAGCATCGAAGCGGTTCTTTGGCATCAGACAAAGAATTCTTTGGCTGACAACCTGGGATTCAGCAACAGTTCAACAGCGGCGAATCGCGAGGACTATGCGCAATGGCTGGCAACGTACACAGGCTTCAAGTTCGATGATGCTTTCAGGGAAGCAAAGATCGAGAAGCCTGATCCGAAAGTGAAGGAAGTTGCTGAAGTGGATCCGAAGCTTGGAAAGGAAAAGATCAAAGCTGAGAAGAAGTCGAAGAAGCCTGCAAAGAAAGTGGACAAGATCAAGAAAGGAACAGTGACAGACGCAGCTCCGTTCTGAATGTCATAAACTAATGGGATAATATCCCATTGACGAAACCTCTTCGGCCATGGTCGAAGGGTCTTTCAGTAATGCGCTATCTGAAACTGATGAGTCTTGCGCATGCAGTAAACAAGGAGAGTGCCATGAGTATATGTTCACGACACAATACAAGCAAATGCCCGGGCGCATACGCGCAATGTGAAAAGTTCTGTTCTGTCTTTCAAGCAATCAACGTGCTCGATAAGGTTCGCGAAGAACCTCCGATTGCACGCAACACGGATCCTGAGTCCTCGCACATCGCGGCGAAGGACATCAAAGATTCTGGAAGACAGATGATGCAACAGATCGAGTGCTTGTACTTGGTCAGAGAGTTCCCAGGATTAACGTCCAGAGAACTTGCTGAGAAAAAAGGTGCAGATCGTTACATGTTCTCTCGCAGATTGCCTGAGCTTGAACGAAACGGCATGGTAGAACGCGCAAGGAATCCGGACGGAAGTTTTCTTCTACGAGTATGCAATGTCGGTGGAAAGAAATCCTGCGTTTGGTTCCCGAAGGGGGTTGACGGTCAGTAACAAATTCGATACAGCAAAGGAGGGTCAGTGAAGAGATTAATTGAAACACAAAGAACAAGGATAAGAGATCAACTTTCATGGATACGAGTCTCAGATCCAGATTGCGTCCTCGCAAAGAGGCGCGTCTGGATCAACGAGGAAGCATCCACGAAGACGGTTTCGATACACGATGAAAACGACACGCTTTTCATTCGCTACAATCGCAACTTTGTTCAGAAGCTTTCTGGAAAAGACATATATCATGTACTTATTCATGAAGCCGAACACATCAAGCGATGCCATTCAGATAGATGCGGACATATTGTTGAACTGCTATCGAAAGAAGAGATCGTTCGGATGTTCAACATCGGAGCGGATCTTGAAATCAACCAAGAAATAAAGTGTCTTGGTAATGCAGTTCAAGTCGGAAAGGGAACATACGACAAGTATCAGGCAGGATTAACAGCAGAACAGTATTTCGTCTGCGTCTTGCATGATAGAATCGAACACGAGAAAGTAAAGGAGTCGTTGAAATGCGCAAGAAAACCAAGCAAATAACATTCACAAAAAAAGACTGTATCTTTTTGATGACAGTGGCAGCTGCATCTGCTTTGGATACAGCAGAAGAGGTTGGAATTCCTCCTGATGTAATTAGAAAAGATGCAGCAGAAATCACTGCAAAATTAGTAATGAAACTTTTCAAGGAAGGAGTATAAATGCCTCAGTACACAAACAAGAAACAGCTCAGTGCGAGCTGGCTCAAAGCGGCAAAGACCAGCAACGAAGAATACAACAAAGTAGGCTGGCATTCGGTCACGACATTGATTGATTCTCCTCGGGCAAAGTTGCTCGCTGAGCGTCATGACAGTGAGATCTCAGTGGACATAAGCGATTCGATATTCCAGATCTTGGGTTCAGCAGTTCACAAGATTTTGGAGTTGTCGGCAGAGCCGAACGTCATCACCGAGCAACGGATAATCTTTCCAGTACTCAGAAAGGAAGTAAGCATGAAGGCAGACCGGATCGAGCCGGTTCCAGGCACGCTTCCTCGTCAGTACATCGGGAAAGATTACAAGATCACAAAGGTCTGGGCGTGGCGCTACGGAGCCAAGCCTGCCCAGATCGCACAGGCGAACTGTTACAGGTTCGGGTATTCGCGCGAAATGAAGTTGGACATACGCGCATGGTATCTCGAAATGCTTCTGAGAGATTGGAGTCCTCTCGAAGCAAAGAAAGGTGGAGAACAATATCCAGATGCAGAAGTCATGTCAGTGCAGGTTCCGTTGTGGGATCTGCCGATGACAGCAAGGTATCTGAAAGATCGAGTCAAGTTGTTCATGGAATGCGAGGATCTGGCAGATGATGATCTGCCTGAGTGCAATCCAGAAGAGACATGGCAACGTCCCGACAGCTGGGCGTTTCAGAAGAGAGGAGCAGCACGCGCAAGTCGTGTGTTGAGCACGAAGGAAGAAGCAGATGCGATGCTTGCAGGAAAGAGTGGGACACATGAAGTTGTGTTCCGGCCGGGGTCTTGTCCTCGGTGTGAAGAGTACTGCAACGCAAAGAAGTTCTGCAATCAGTGGAAACGATACGCAGGTATCAAGGAAGAAAAGACAGAAGAGGAGGCGTTCTAATGGCATGTTCAGAAGCATACAAGAAGAAGATCATCGCTCTATACAAGATCCGAAAGGAAATTGAAGAGTCTGGTGACAGGTGGGCATCGAGGGAATACGCGGGCAAGGGAACGGAAGCAGGTTTCATCCAGAAGCAGTACTTCTGGAACATCGAGAAGCCAAACGACCGTGACATGTCTGACAAGCAGAAGGCAGTGATAGACCAACTGGTTGCTCAGTACATCACTGGCAATCCGAACACAGTGCCATCTGTCGAGGACGATCCGATACCAGACGATCCGATTCCTTCCGATACTGAGGTTTTGAATTGGCTCAACGGAGTCTCTGCAAAACCAACAGATGAAGGATGGGTCATCTACATCAACGACATCCAGGCAGGATTCCCGTTGACGTTGATTCACGCCAAAGTTGTTGGCGACTGGTTGCATCGCAGTGTCGAGTACATGATGCTTGCGATGAAGTACGCTGACAAGTTCAAGGACAAGTTGCCCCCTCGGACAACAGAAGATCCAGCGGACTCGGAAGCAGTAGTGAGCGAAGATGAACCGTTCTAGGAGGATGGCATGACAAAGAAGAGATCAGTTCTGAATGGACACGACATGTTGCAAGCGTTGAACAACTTCAAGATCAAGGCTCAGGCCGACAACTTGAAGACAGGGTTCAATGCAAATGAAGTCGGAGTTCATGAGTTCGATGACGGAAGCAAGATCAGCGTAAGCGTGGTAGCGTGGTTTGAGAAAAAGCAGTAACAAGAAAGGTATAGCGGCTATGGCACAGATACATGAAGCAATGATCGAGATCACAAGGGACGTTCAGGCAATCGGCAAAGACAGTCAGAACGTGACACAGGGATTCAAGTTCCGAGGGATCGACGCAGTGATGAACGAACTGCATCCGATCTTCGCCAAGCATGGCGTGGTGATCCTTCCCGAAGTCGTGGAAGACCGGACAGAAGAACGGCAGGCGCGCAACGGTGGCAACCTGATATACCGGATCCTCAAGACTCGGTTTCATTTCGTTGCAGCTGATGGCTCGGAGATCTCCTCGGTGATCCTGTCGGAAGGCATGGACTCGGGAGACAAGGCAGTCAACAAGGCGCTGGCAGTGGGACTCAAGTACGCCCTCACCCAGATGCTCCTGTTGCCCTATGATGAGGTGGATCCGGACTCGGAAAGCCATGATGTGGCGCCCAAGGGTCAGGTAAAGCAGCCTCAGAAGGCTCAGGAACCTGCTAAAACAGCTCCAGCAGCCCCTAAAACGGCTCCAAAAGCTCAGGGAGGTACAAAGACCGCCCCCCCTGCAACAAAACCGGTTGTAGAGGCTCCTAGGGCCATAGAAACGCCAAAGGACGACCTGGACATGGGAAAGCCGGTTGACAGGCCGAACATGAGCCCGCCCAAGGCAGCGGACAAGGGTGAGAAGATCGTGAACGTGGTCAATGGCAAGGCGACAGAGGTCAAGCCTCCCTACGGCCTGCCGAACACAGGTTCACCGATCATCAGCGCCGGCACGAAGGCGAAGATCATAGCCGCATTCGCGAAGCACAACATCGCAGAACAGTGGTTGATGACCTACTCAGGGTTCCCTGTCGATCAGTGGACAGAGGACATGAAGGTGTACGCCCTGGCAGATTACAAGGCGCTTGAAGGTGGCATGAAGCCGATCGACATCTTCGGGTCGTAGCAAATAGGGGCGGGAGGGCGTTCCTCTCGCCCTTTTCTTTTCATGAAAACGAAATTTCACATCTGTTCGGACTCAGGAATTCACAGGCTTTGTGTCGCGTGCTTCCACTCGGAAGATCATGTGAAGTGCGAGAACAAAGACGACTTCGGAACTTGTGCTGATGGTCACTGGTGCAAGCTCATGAAGAAAGAACAAACCTGCAACTGCATCGAAATAGAATAGGGGAAAAACAATGGATGTCATATTAACTGACTTTACATACGCTCCGGAAGCGGAGTCGTACGTCATTGGCGCGCTGCTCAAGGATCCGTTCAAAACAATCACAGCAATCGAGACTCTCGGTTGCACACAGGAATGGTTTCAGAAACCAGCATTCATCCGAGTGTTTGAAGCAGCAATGCTTCTTCGCACAGCAGGACAGCCAATCGAGATAGATACGATCATCGACAGCTTGAAGCAGAGAAAGCTCTGGACTCTCGTAGGAACTGAGTGCTTGCACAATGCACAGACTTCCTGCCGGTCATCACATAATGCTTCGGCATATATCCAGATGCTTCGTGACAGGTATCTCAAGCGAGAGATCCTTCAGCAGATAGAGAAAGCGTCGGACATGGTGAACAGTGAAACATCTGGACTCGATTGCTTGAGCCAGATCCGGTTCAATCTTTCGACGGTAGACAAAGTCCTGTCGAAGAAGAACTCGGTCAAAGACATAATCAGATCAGTAGAGGACAAATACACAAATGCCCAAACTTCAAAATCAGTTGGCATCTCTTCCAGATGGTTATCCTTACAAGCAGTTTTGTGCGGATATATCGAAGGTAAGATGTCAATCGTCGCAAGTCGTCCGGGACAAGGTAAGACGACACACGGATGCAACGAAATGTACGGATGCATCAATCGTCCTACGCCTGTACCTTGCGGGATTGTAAGCATGGAGATGACGGAGGAAGAGATCAGGGAGAAGCTCGCTGCGGATGCTCTCGACATTGATCTCAAGTACTTCCGTCAAGGTCGTGCTTCAAACGCTCAGATCATTGAGCTGGCAAACAAGATCGAGGATCATTCAAAGGAACCGATCTTCATCTCGGAAGGCAACAAGACAATCGACCAGGTTGGCATCACGCTGCGAGATATGGCTTCAGATGGATGCAAGTTCGTAGTCATCGACTACATCCAGCGGATCAAAGCGCGTGAGCGTGAATCAAAAGGAGAACGTGAACGATATGCAAACTACTCAAACGAGTTGTGCAATCTCGCAAACGAAACAGGGATGCACGTTATGGCGCTCTGCCAGTTGCGCAGGGAAGCTGAGTTCGATCTACATGATAAGAGGATCTTGCCTCGTATGGAGCATCTTAAGGGGTCAGGTGACTTCGAGCAAGATGCTCACCAGATCGTTCTTATCGGCAGGGCGATCACGCTGCAGGGTGATCAAGAGATGTCCGACAATCAGCCGATGGTTATCAAGGTTAGCAAGAATAGGAACGGAGGCTTGTCTTCGGGCCTCGACTTCGTGTTTGCGAAGTCTCGTCAAAAACTGATGCCGCAAGCGTTGTTTCAAGAAAGTGAAGGAGGGTTTTAAATGAAGACAGAATGTAGATGGACTCGTGACAATGACGGTATCTATCACACAGCATGCGGACAAGCATGGGAATATCCCGATGGCACGAGATTAGAAAACAAGCAGTATTTTTGCCACTACTGCGGGAAGATCATAAATGATTCCAGTGAATCTGCTCAGGAGAAGATTAAATGAAAACAGAAGAAAGATACATTGACCTAAAAGCACGGATCAAAACATTGATAGCGATGGCCAGAGACTGCGAAGAGCAAGTCGTCCCGGTCACGGTACTGCAAGGCACGATTGATCATGTTGAGGGATTGGAATCAATCCCATCAGCCGTGGAGGAGGTGGAGAAGTGAATATAGACACTTGGTACGCAAAACTTATTGAACTGGCAAAGGCCCAAAACTTAGAGGGTATTCTGGCCGACAAAGAAGAATACGAGTCCAGTTATTTTGCAGATGGTTACACGCCAGAAGATACACTGAGCGAAGAGATAAGTTACTGCGATTTTGACGCAACACTTGAGGAGGTCTCCAATGAAAATCACGGTTAAACTTAATGTGCCAAACGTATGCATGGGGCGTATATTTAAATGCCGATTCTGCTATGAGTTAGATCCGATGAACTCAATTGTGGGTACGGCTACTAGGTGTATTTTATTTGATACCGTCACAAATAACAAGAAACCTTGCCCCGCTTGCCTTGCTGCCCGTAAAGATGCGGAGGGGAAATGAGTGTTGGAGATCCACGCATAGACGCATTCCACGCACACTTGGATAAGTGCGAGAAATGCAGAAACAACCCTATGGACTTATGCCCAGAAGGTCACGCTCTTATAATTGCAGTGGTTGGCGAAGAAGCAAAAGCGAAGGAGATTTAATGAAAACAGAAACGATAAACGTAATTTGTTGGTGGATCGTAATAATCATACTGACACTTGCTAGCGTTATTTGCGGAGTACTTGGCAGGAATGATCCCGGTATTACGTTCTTTGTTATTGCCGCACTGATGTTCGTGTTCACAAATCCTGCATGGAGAGATCAATGAAAACAGAAGAGAGGGTTGCGCGGCTGGTGAAAGGGGGGGCTATGACCTGCCACGAATGCGGTCAGACATTCAGTAAGCTTCAGATGACAACTCAAACAACATACGAAGGGACGTTCAACCGTTGCCTTATCTGCGCAGACAAAGCACTTGAACGTGCATTCGCACATCACAACGAACAACAAAACAAAGGAGTAAGAGTTCATGCAAAAGTTGCAACTGCCGATGACAAGAAGATCTCTAACCCACAAAGTAAAGATCCACGCGGAGGATGGTCCGGTGACGATCTATTTCACGGTGGGACTACAGGAGAACGGACAGCCGGCAGAGTTGTTCATCAAGGAGGACAAGGAAGGCGCGAGCCTGGGGGGCATGTTAAAGTCTTGGGCCCTTGCGGTGTCGATGCTTTTTAGAGCTGGATACACTGTCGAGGATCTGTTCAGCAAGTTCGCATTCATCCGTCATCAACCTGCAGGGTTCACGGAGGATCCGTACATTCGCAACTGTACGTCGATTGAGGATTACGTTATGCGGTGGATGAAAAATCAGTTCGTAAAGGAGGTAGTATGAAAAGAATGTATGTCGTTCAAGCGTTGGTGAAGGAAAAAGATGTTGAATCTTACGGGCCGATGATGCCTGTATTCATTCCTTCAAAGATTAAACTGCAATGGGCCGACGGAATGATTGGTGTCCTTCCTGTATTCTCAAACGAGAAAGATGCAAAGAAGTATGCAGGGAAGAAGTTCTCGATTGCTAAATGCGAAGAAAGGCAGGTGGAGTGATGATAACGAAATGCAAGTGCGGTCAGGAAATAATCTGGATCAAAACAGCGGCAGGAAGAAACCATCCAATAAACGCAAAGGCTTCAAAACTCTGGGTGAAGGACGAAGACTCCATGGCCTACTCACTGGCTGATTGCCATGAGTCTCACTTCACAACGTGTCCAAACGCGGACGAGTTCAGAAAGAAGCCAGTAGCAAAACAGGAGGCATTCTAATGGCACGACGTGGACGAATACATTACACCACTGAGAAGAAGTTGGAATTTGTAAGAAAGCATCTTCAAGTTCTTTTCGAGAGAAGAAGAAGATACGAAGAAGTAGTTCCAGGACTCATCGGAAGAGAAAGGGATATTGCAGAGTGTGATGTTCTTCACCTTAATGAAAGCATCAAAGAGTCTGAAAGAAATATCAACGTTCTTGAGAAAGAACTCGGTGAAGAGAAAGCTCGCAAGTCTCTTGACGAGAAACTTGGATTCGATAGAAAAGAAATTAAGGAACCAGAGAAGCAATACTGGTGGAGGTGGTTCTAATGGCAACAGTTGAATGGACGCAAGAACAGGTGGATGAGTACAAGAAACGTACAGGCAGATCAGTGAACATCATGGGCAAGTCAGGATACGTCATTGTAGATACTCCACCACAACAGCCTGCAGTCAAACCGAAGTGCAAGCTCACGAAGACTGAGATCGAGTACGAGAAGATCTATCTCAAGAACTTCGATCACAAGTTCGAGGGCATGACTCTCAAGATGGAGAACGGGCATAGGTACACGCCAGATTACTTCGTGTACCAGAAACCAACCATCAACAATAACATGGAGTCATGGATCGAGCTTCACGAAGTCAAGGGCTCGTACAAGCTCGGCTCGTATCACAGAGCAAAGCTGGCGTTCGATCAGGCAGCAGTGGAGTATCCGATGTTCAAGTTCGTGTGGGCAGAAAAACGTAAAGATGGTACATGGAAAATAACAAGGAGGTAGTCATGCGTGCAGAGATTATAATCAAAGGTCAGAATCAGCAGGTCATAGTTCTCAATCAGGAAACCGCAGATCTCGTAACGAAAACGATCTGCGCGGCAGAAGCAGTTAAGGACATCACCAGCATTGAACAGTTCAAAGCGGCAGATGATCTTTGCGCAGTACTTCGTCGGCAGGAGAAGGAGATCCAGGAACACAGGGAATCCCTCACCAAGCCGATTGAAGCATTCAAGAAGCAGATCATTGCGGCCGCAGATGTGGTCGTGAAGGATCTGGCAAGGGCAAGGTTACATGTCGGGAACAAGGTTCTCGCATACCAGCAGGAAGAGGAACGCAAGGCAACGGAACTCAGGAGGAAGCAGGATGAAGAACGAAGACAAGCGGAAGAAGCAGAACGCAAGAGACAGATCGAAGTACAGGCATCTCTCGCAAAGGATGACTTTCCGGAGATCGCTGTTCTATCTCCAGTGTCGCCAGTGGTGCATACTCCAGTGGCTCCTGTTGTTAAGTCACATTCCTCTACAACGGTCACGAACAGAGAGTTGCGAATTGACAACGAGCTTCTGATACCGCGTGAGTTCCTCGTTCCGAATGAGGTAGCGATCAGGAAGGCATTGATGGAGGGAATGAAGATTGCAGGATGCAGGTTGGAAGAAGTAACGAAGGTGAGGGCAAAATGACATCTAAAACACTCAAGAGAAAACGACGTGAGTTATATGATTCGTCCAACATAGAAGACTATGACTGGTACATGCTTATTCTCGAAGGAATGGCCGAGATCCTAAGTCGTCTTGAAAAGTTGAAGGATAAAAAGAAATGAAGAAAGGTAAAGGCAAGTATCTTCGGATCAATGTCACTGGCATGAAAGAAGTCTTTCGTCCGACGTTAATCCGCAATGACCGTGGCGATTGGGACTGCGAGAAGATCGAGAACCTTCTCGCTCACATCGCGGCAGCAATACCGAATGACATCGAAGAGTTGTTTCACAGTGCAATAATGAGGGCAGGAATACATGCAGGAAATAAAAGATCTCCAGCGGCAAGCAGATATATTGTGGAGTCAGATCATATGGAAGAAGTTCGGGGGGAAATGCTTCATATGCGGGACAAGCGCTACAAACGCATTCCCGCCCCACTCAGCTCACCACATGATCAAGCGTCGGTTCCTGGCAACGCGCTGGGATCTTAACAACGGTGTCCTGCTATGTCATGGACATCACGAGGAAGCAGAACGCGCAACAGTCGCGATGCAGAAGATGCTTGAGTACAAGTTCACATTTCACACTGAGTCAGTCAGACGTCAGATAGAAGACATGCTTCTGTTCATAGATGCGAAGCATGGCAATCCTCCTAGCGTGAGGTTCACGTTCTTGGAGATGCAAGACATAGTATGCGAGCTTGAAAAGAAGTTTGAAATAATGTCATAGTCATGTGGCATGACGGTTCGCGCCTAAAGAAATGTCATTCAGTCTATGCAGGGCGCGGCAACTCCGACGGTGGAATCAGGGCAACATCGGTAATAGACTGAGCCTGTAATTGGGGTCGGACATTGGGATTGCAGTCCCTCTGTTCGGCCCCTTTTTTTTGGCCCAGATCAAGGAAGGTTGTTCAGGTAATCTTCATACTGCTTCCAGTTGACTCCAAGCAGGGCGCATAGAAGTCTTTCGACACTGGTTGCAACGCAATGCTCGTTGACGTATGGAGCATTGGGATCGTCGCCCGGTTCGGCAGTTGCTCCAACAAGCTTCTTCTTCCTACGCTTCTCGAAGTCAAAGTCGAAGTCATCAACCATCTTCTGAGTGACTCCAGTATGTTCGCATATCAGAACCTCGATGAGTTCATGAACCGCAACGAGCTTTGCGTATCGAGGATCTTCCATCTCGGACACTTTGATGTGAAGGGTCTTGTTCTTGTAGTACCAATCTCCAACTGTCGGATACCTGTGATCCTTATGCGGGATCGTTTCAATGATGATCTTCATATAACTTCACTTACCTCTTCCGGTGTGGGTATTTTTCCGTCCCCGAACTTATACCCGTATTTCTTCTCGACCAGCGCGATCTCCTTAACCGCGGCAGGTATCGAGTCAAATCGAATGTCAATGTCGTGAGCTTCTATCTGATCCGCATTCTTCTTGCAGTGAGCAATAGCTTCAATAATCGAGTTGCCAAGTCCAATGACTGCGCCGATCTGCCCGATCTCCTCGTCCTGAGGAAGACAGTGATACACTCCATCATACCGGCAGGAGAACTTGAGCTTCACGAAGTCGAGGATCTCCGGAGGGAAGCACACTGGTTGGTCGTTCTTGTCTCCCCACTTGGTGTTTATCATCACCTCTACACCGTACTTGAACGGAGCATCAGGCAAGGCCATTATTCCCTGGGCGCCAAGGGTAAGGATCTTTCCCCAGTTTGTGTACTGAGCTTGATAGAGTTCGCTGGGCGGAGATCCACATCGCATGCAGTCGTCGATGGAGTAGAACTTCTGATCCTGCTTTCCTCTCCTGAGTTCAAAAGAACAGAATCCACGACAACCAAAGGCAGATAGGACAGGCGAAATAGCCGCATTCGTTTTTGTAATGATGTCGGGTAACGCTTGGTAGGGAACAACTGCCGATATAAGACCGGCATCTTTAATCTCATACCCTTGAATCGCAATCTGAGGAAACATGCCATCGACTGAATATCCATCATAACCTATCTCCATGTCTGACTCGATTGGATCCTCGATAATGAACTCCTGTTCCATCTGTGCCGGCCCGAGGTCTACGGCAATGCGCTGTAGAATCGGCTTTGTAATAATCCAGTTGCAGTGATGAAAGGTTTCGCAGTCTCCGCGTGTGACCGATATCTTGATGAACTTGTTCTCGTTCTTGGGATCCTTGCAGTATACTTCAAGAGCATCCATGCCAACCACTATTTGATACGGGGCAACGGCCATGCCGATTGACTTCTTAAGCTCCTTGTTTTCCTTGCGGTACATCTCAAGGTGTTCTCCCATTCGATTACCCCAGACGAGTTTGCCGAGGGATTCAAGATGAACCTGTAGATCTCCGTGGTAGATGTCGGTGAAGATGAAGAGATCTACTTCTGGGATGATGGAGAACAGATCTTCCACACGCTCAACTCCTGGCAGGCCGTGACCGACATTGCGACACACTGACTTCGGGTATGCAGTCTTCCAAGGTTTGAAATGATATAGAACGCGGCCGAAGTACTTGGTCAGCTCGATGGCCCATGACACGAACAGGCCATTGTCCACGATGCAGACGGTCATTGCCTTGGTGTCCGGATCCATGTTGATTGGGACCGGAACCTTGCTCTTTGGACTGACGTTGATGAGGCCAGTATCAGGGATTACGGTGATCGCGCGATCATCCCAATACTCGATTGCATGAGGGCTCTTGTCGGACGTGATCTCAAGTTGTATCCCTAGATGCTGCTGTAGCCATGCCTGAATGACCCTGTGCTGGACCATAAAGTCGGGGTTGATAGGAGATACCCTTGCGGTAAAGATCTTCACTTGTAGGCCCGCCTGGAGCCATCCCTTGACACGCTGAACCATGGCAGGGATGGGGTCACCTGTCGCGGTTCTATCGGCGTTCCACTTGTCGTTTAAAGTTGCCAGTGTCCCGTCGAAATCAACCGCGATGTATTCATTCATTACTCAAAATCCCCCGTTGCTTTCTCTTGATCTGGGCCTTGAACTTGTTGAGAGCCTGTACCTCTTCCTGATTCGGTTGCACACTCTCGGATGCTTTCTTGAAGATGTCAATAACCTGCTTTGCTTTCTCTGGCGTGAACTTCTGACCAGATGTTTCCATGCGTGTCTGCATCGACTTGATTGCCTGAGCAACTCCCTTATTCAACCGGATGATTGCTTCGGCTTCATGTTGCATCTCTTTCTGATCGCCACTGTTCATGGCTTTGTAAAACTTAAGGTATGACTTTGTGAGAGCGCCGTTGGTTGCCCGGTCCATTGCCTCTTTGACATCAATACCGTTTGCATAGGCGGCCTGAATCACATCACCCATGAGTTGATCGAGCCGGCCGGTATAGTTGGGCATGCCTTTAAGTTGAGCAGCCGTCCCCCGATTAGCGTATGTTGAGAGTACATCCTCCATTTGATTGAGTGTAGTACCTAACGATGCACCTCGGGAGGCGGTTGCAAACCATCCAATAGGCTTGTCGGTTAACGCATTGAGAACCCACATAGGTATTCCTTTCTGCGCTACATAGCCAAGTCTTGACTCAAGGAACTTACCGTCATGTTCAAACAATCCAAGCAATCCGTCTTTTGCAAATGGAAGAGCAAATCCACTGGTCGATGTACCTGTCACCTGTTCGTAGACAGTGTGAATTGCCATGCTGGATTTGTTCATTGCAGTTGTGATCGGCTCTGTGAACCATCCACCAACTTCGTAAGCCTGTTTACCCCATCTCATGTACACGCGACGCTTGCCGGTGTCTCCACCCTCATAGCCAGGCAGATGACGAAGAAGCGGGGTGACGTCGATGCTCATCTTCTTGCCTACTTCATTCTGGAAGTTGAACAGTTGATCACCTTCTTCCTTCTTGCCGAACGCGGCATAGATGGAAGCTTGTATTGCATTCGGAAGTCCAAGCAGGAAGATCCCGGCCATTGCCGGCCAGTACTTCTTTCCAAGAACCTGCGCCTCAGTGCCAGACATTTCAGATCCAAGGAACTGCTTAACTCCAGGAAGCTGAGTAATACCTGCCGCTTCAGCAACAGATAGAGTCCAGTCAGGAGCAAACATGAGAGCATGAAGCATCTGCTTTGAATGAGGAGTAGCCCACATATACTTCTCCATCTCAAGTCCGCCGAGTGCTTTGTTGGTGAGCGCGGCAACATTCTCCCGAATAACTTTGTCGTCGAAATGAAGTTGCTTCCGAGTCATTGCATCCTTTGCCTTACCATAAGCATCTTCATACATCATGAGCTTAAGAGTCGGGTGCATATTGTTCCAAAGGAAATTATCCCATCTCTTCTTGAAGTCAAATACACGTTGACCTACATCCCCGAACGTAGACTTGAACGAGCTGTCGCTTTCCTTGAGTCTGTCGATTGCAGACTGAACAAGCTTGTCGGTTGCACCAGCATTGATATTCGGATCTGAGTGATGAATCTGAAGTCCAGACTCGATTGCCCGAGACATGATCTCAGGATCTTCATTGTAACGCTTGTTCGCGGCTCTGTAATCTTCAAGGAACTTGACCGGATGGAAGAGAGGATTCTTAAAAGAGAGTCCGTGATATGAAAGATAATTCTCCATCAGGGAGAACGGATGAAATGCAGAACCGAAGAGTATGGACTGCTTGGCGAAAGAGTTATAGTTCTCAATGCCTTTCATCCAGTCACGCCCACCGAACGGACGCCACTCCATCTTCGAGTCGAGAAGCATCTTCATTGTGTTCTCGCCTTCTCGACCTGGCATGACATAGAACTTCTCAATTGAATCGAACGGAGAAGCCATCTCTGTGTAGCCAAGCTTCTTCATCTCGGATGCAGGAAGAAGACCGTCTTTGTCCAGCTCGATGAGTTCACCTTCTCTAGATGCTTTAACTGCATCGTTATTGTTCTTCACATACTCAGCAAGGTTGAGCTTCATCTGCTTGAGCGAACTGTCTTCGATGATCTTGTCACCCTTGTTACGGGGATTCTCGATTGCAACAACGCTCGGAGTCCCGTCGAGGTTCCTTACTCCAACTGCAGAGTTTAGGAACAGTTTGCGGAACTTGTTCTTGTAAACCTTCTCTCCCCACATCTTGTAAAGTTGTGCAGCGTTCTGAGTGATCGGCATTAGCCCGTACTTCGCGGCCTCTTCGTATGTCGGGATCTTACGAGTCTTTGAACGTGCGGTCTCTTCTACGAATCGCTTTGAGAACGTGGCGAACTCTTCCGGAGTCTGATCGGCAGAACGTCGGTACTCGTGATTAACGTACTCATTCAGATACTTGATGTACTCTTTCTGTGTAAGCTTCTGTACATCTTCGTTCACAGTTGTTCTTGATTCATCGTATGCACTGCGAATGTTAGCCATGAACTCTTCTGCTGTCTGCTGACCTTTGAGTTTGCCGGCATTCCAGTCTGCCATTGCTTGCTTGGCATCATCTCCAATCGGATCCTCGAATACACGTCTTCCGGTTGGACTTACTCCGGCATACTTGCCACGCTTGCGAACGATCATGTTTGATCCTTCGAGCTGGGCGCCTACTGCTTCGAGCATCTTGTTTGCAAGATCTCTTTGGGCTGGAGTCATATCCTTGAAGAACTTGGAGTCAGGAGATATGCCTGCCTCGCGCATCCACTTGTTGAACTGCATGATAGCGGAGTTGAGGCTTGCCTTGTAGTCACGGTGGAGATCGAGGAACCGTTCGTGAAGTCCTTCGGCTCCATTGAACATCCACGGAGCAATCTCTTTCAGATCGTCGGCCGCATTCAAGGAAGCGTTGGCAGTGAAGTTGAGCTCGTCTTGAACCTGCTTCACTCCGTCAGCAGTCCTGAGCATGTTTGCGCGCTGGTCGATGTTTGAGTCCTGTCGATCAATGGAGGATTCAAATGCTTCCTTAGATCTGACTGCGAGCTCAGAGAGTTGCTTTGAAGTATATCCAGGGAACTTGTCTCTAAGCTCCTGCACGTTGACAAGCTTGCCGCCGGTACGAACAACCATGTCGTGAAGTTCGTCTAGCTTGGAGGAGTCGAGCTTCTCAAAGTCTTTTCCGAGGATCTCGCGGTAAGTGTTGCGACGTGATTCGGAAAGACCTGCTTCTGCTTTGAGAGACATGGTTGCTTCCGAGGATGTATCCTGTGCTGCCTTATATGCTGCATCCATTGTGTCCAGAAGTCTTTCGCTGGACATCTTCGGCAGGATCTCTTTGATCGACTGGAAGGAATTACGCATGTCGTTTTTTCCAACATAGTCTCTCATCGCTTCAGACTGAACCACGGTCAAAGGTCCGGCCGCAGACTCCACCGCAGTCTTGAACTTGACGATCTCAGGGCTCCCAGAGGCAGGAGTACCCTCTCCAAACCTTGCTTTCAGCTCCGGTTCCTCACGAGTTGGCATGCCCTTCTCGCCTTCAGGAAGGCCTCCAGTTGCCTCTAGGACTGGCGATTCCTCCTCGACCAGTGTCTTCATACGGTTTTCGTGCATTGACAAGCCCTTGGGCCCTATAGCGGCCTTGATGACCTGCATGAACTCAGGAAAGCCTTTGCCTCCCACCCCTACAGTCTCACCTGTCTTGCTCTTTCCCATCACATCATTCGCATGAATGATAATCTTTGAAGCTCCTGCATCGATCATCTGATCCCGAACCTTGAGAGCCAGAGCGTCCAGCTCGTTCTTGCTCATGTAGGCCAGCTCCTCCGCAAAGAGAACCGTTGCCGTGTGTCCGTGAGCGTCGGAGATCTTCGTGTCTTCTATCGAGGTGTCGAGCTGGGTCAGAGTCTTGTCGAAGTTCTTGTCTTCAGGAGCAATGACCTGCTTGTATTCAACCATGCCGGTTTCCGGATCCACTTTCCTCACGATCCTTGTATCGAATGGATTCTGGATCTTCATCTCCAGGGGGACGAAGGTTCCTGTCTTTGAAGCATGGAGAAGACGCTGAGCCATGAGTCCATGCAAATAGTCGGAGTCATAGTTCATGAGAATGATCATGTGAGAAGGACCACCTTCTGCAGACAACACTGTCTTCATCATATCTTCTGCGATCTGGAAAGGTTTTCCTTCTGACATGGCAACAACCTTGCGCTTGTCTTCTGGAGACAGAGCTGCTTCAGCATCCTTCCATCTCTGGATGAAATCAACCCTTGCAGGTCCAGGTTTCCTGAGATCTGGATTGCGAATGAGTTCTTCGACGAACGATTCAAGAGCAGGAGGAACTGAAGGAGGCTTGCCAAGCTTCATCTTCTTGCCAATGCTTTCACTCTGAGAAGTAGCGTCTATGATCGTAGCGCCTTTGAGATGATCTCTCAATCCGTAGAACACTGCGTCTTGAACTGCAGAATCTCCAGACACAACAACCTGCTTGATCTGAGACTTGTGAGTCTTGTCACCTTCCAGCGGAACAGTCGGATCCAGTCTCTTCTGGTCTTCCCAATTCCTTTTCGGGATACCATGCTCATAGTCCTGCAACTGTCGTGCTGATATTTCTTCGCTACCTTCAGAGGCAAGTTTCTTTTCCATCTCGGTAACGTCATCAGTGATCGCTCCAGGAATCAATTCTTCTGCAGCTATCTCTTCGGCTGGAACTATGCCAGGAACTTTCTCCACATCAGCAGCTCGAACTTCTTCAGACTTGAGCACAGACTTGACTGAAGGAACCTCGGTCTTGTTCCTTCCAATCGTAACCATCTTCTCTTTCGACTCTTCAAGGAACCGATCATAAGCAGAATGGAATCTTGACTCGATGGCAGAGAACTTCTCAACCCAATCCGCAACCGAAGGTATAGGAGCCGTCTGCTTCCAAGGCATGACGATTGCATCCTTGGCTTTGATCATTTCCTCTTCGTATGCTTGCCATTCTTTGACTGAAGCATTCTCGTCCGGAGCTTTTGGAACGAACTCAGGATCTCGAATCCAAACCTGAGGAGAAGGTTCATCTGCCTTCGGAATGTAATCGAGTTCCACATTGGCCGCTACTTTTGCCATCGAAGGAACCTTATCGACCTTGCGCTTTGATTCCCAATACGCCTGCTTCGCAAGACGCTCGATCAACTCTTCCTTTGTATCAGGCTTATCAGGAGCAAGATCTTCGGGTCGCGCTGCCTTCTTGTGCATCGGAGAGATCATTCCCACCAGACGGTCAAGACGTTCAGCAAATCGCGCAATAGTGTTTCCTGCAAGACTCTGATCCTCTTTCGAGAATGTGTTGATTACATCTTCTGTCGAATGAGTCTCTTTGAATGCTTCAGGAGTTTGTGTATCAACCGCTTCTTCAGACACAGGAGCGATAGCATTAACGTGAGTCTTGTAGACTCCTTTGAGAACTTCTTCTACGTGGCCAGGTTGTTCACCTTCTTCTCGAAGCTTGGCGAAGTATGCTCGATTATATTCTGACTTTGTAATGTCTCCACGCTCCACTGCCGCATTTAGATCCGCCATATGCTTTGCGGCATTCATGGAAAATGTAACCGAAGGCTCCATGTCGCGAAGCTCTCGCATCTTGTTCGTGAATGCGTCCTTGTTCACTTGATACCTGAGATCCTGCTGGGAGAGTTTGTACAACTCCAGCATCTTCTCTTTTGCGGTATGCTTATAAACATTGTCCATTACGATTGAACGAATTCTTTCAGTTCCACCCTCCATAGGATTGTTGATGAGAGTGATGATCTCAGTCTCTCCGGGACCATACTCAACTTTGCGCTGGTTTGGAGAATCATCAAGGATCTTCCAGATGTCTTCACCAATGACACTGTGCATATATTCAACAACGTCACGACCTGGCTTGAGGCCCAATGCGTCAAGGTTCGCGAACGCATCATTGTTTGAACTCTGGGGATGTTGTCCAAGGTTGTTGAAGACGAGAGACTTCATCATGCGCTCGAAGTCGCTATGACCGAGGATAGTTTTGAGCTTCTCTATGACTGCAGGATCCGTTTCTGCTGTACCTTTGGACGTCTTTACCTTTGCCTTGAGCTGTTCGATAACCTCATTCGGAGTCAGGTTGGAGGAGTCGATTCCATTTTCCTTTGCAATACGTTCCATGTTCTTTGAAACGAATGCAGGTACTCCATCTCCAAGAGAGTCCAGCAAATCAATCGCATCTTTGGTGACGCCAGTCTTTATATCTTTCCCGTTGATCCGGTCTTCCATCATCTTGCGAGTACGGTCAAGATAGTCCCTGCCGGCGCCAGTGAACTCCTGTCCCATGTTCGCCTTGTAAGGAAGTTCAAGGCCGTCCTCAACTAGATCCTGTAATCTGGTTTCCTTGTTGAGAATCAAGGTTCCTTTGTCATTCACTGCGCCAAGATTGGCGATGATCTTTCCGTTCTTCAGAATTGCACTTGCAGGAAACTTGTAACCCTTAGCAGCAAAGTCTTCTGGAGTTCCAGTGTACAGAGTCTTCGGCCCGTACTTGACTCCGGCTCCAGGAACGCTGAACTCAGGTTGAGCCATGAGTCCTTTGAGCTTTGCCATCATCTTTACTGCTTCATCATCTCCTGCAGCTGTGAACAATTTCCTGAAGTCATCAAGCTTCTCGATGTGCTGAGGCTGAATATCACCAGAGGATATTGTCTCCATGTTCTTGATGTCAGTGAAGAGATTGAGTCCACCCTTGGCAGATGCCTGCTTAATATCTTCATCGGTAAAGAATCGTTTATCAGAAACGTAAACTTCTGGACCTTCGAAGTGGAAGGACTTTGGATCCTTCGCGTATTCGTCGTTGAGGGTTTTTGCCGTTGCTTCGTCTGGAGTTATGCCGACACCGTATTCATCTCTGATATGTTTCTTGATGTCATCGAACTGCTTCTGAGGATCTTCAGTTTCCGAGAATCTTTGGCGAATACCTTTGAGCGCTGTTCTCTTGAGGAGATCGTCAACGGTCATGCTGTTGTCAGATCCAAGTATCTTCTCTATTGCAGACTGAAGAGGATTTCCTTTCGATGCTTCCTTCTCTTTCTGCAAAGACTCTTGAAGATCACGAACCGTCTTGTTGAGTTGTTCGTCTGTCTTGAATCGTGTCTCTGCATCTGCAACCTTGTCGAAGTTCTGGGAGCCAGTGAACATGTCCGGAGCACCGCGAAGTTGCTTCATGTACTCAGGGTTATTGAGAAGCAATCCAGAAAGCATTGACTCCATCAGAAGCACTGGCTTGAATCCATCACCCTGTTCGATCTGGTTATCTATTTCAGACTTGGCTTGAGTCCCTACACCGAAAGAGATTCCGACAAGATTATGAAGTTGTGCCTTTCCCTCTGCAGTTGCGGCAAGTTCTAGAACTCCTTTAGTTCCATCTTTGATGATTGTGTCTTTAAGAGTTCCTGCAAACTTGTATGCTTCAAGAGGAGCTTTAACTCCCACTCCGAATGATAATGCACTACCGAGAAAGTCTCCGAGCATTGCTCCTTGCCGATGTCCTTGAACAAGTTGCTTTTGTTCTTCTTCGTACTTGGAGAGTGTGTCTTCTCCCAGGATGCCGGATATTGCAGTGTCTCTTAACTTGTCAGCTCCCCATCCACCGATGAACCCACCAACAAGCCCGCCGACAAACTCACTGCCGGCAACTATCAAAGGATTGAACGGAGCGGCGGCTCCTGCTGTAGCAACATCTGCTATTCCAGATATTCCTGCTCCGAAAGCAGTTCCGACCATAGATCCTAAAGATGAACCTATGAGAAATCCGGCACTTGAAGGAGCCGCATGTATTGCAGTCTTTACTACAGTAGTACCAAATCCAGCCTCTGAATCTCCAAGAACCTTAAAGTCATCTTGCTGAGGAGTTGAATCACCTAGAACCTTGAACCCGGAATCTTCCGAATCAGAAAGCCCAAAAGCCATGTATCACCTACCTTGGTTGACCGTTTGCATCTGTATTGATTATGGATCCATCAGCAAGTTGTATGCGCTTATTCGCAGGATAAGTCCTGCTTGTTGTCTTCTTCTTTATTCCGCCAGTCAAAGGATCTGTCGTTTCTTCAGTTGTCTGATAATCTTGCGGACCCATCTTTCCAGTACGCATCATTATCTGATTCTGAATTACACGAGCTGCGGCCTCAAACCTTTGCTTTTTATTTTCAGCGGCCTGAAGCTTTGTCTCTCTTGGAAGTCTTGTTATGTTTGACTCTCCGTAGATGGCTTGATCTATCTCGTCCTTCACTGCTTTGGATATTCGTTCAGCATCTTGCGGAGCAGTGTGAAGCTCAGTCGAAAACTTCTTTAATTTGGAAACGAACTTAGGATCATTCACAGCTTTGAGAGCTGACTTAACCTTGCCTTCGTCTCCTTTTACTTTCTGAGCAAAATCATCAAGACGAGTTTCGATCTCTTTGCTCATGATCTTGAACTCTTGAGGAGGAAACTTGTCTTGAATCTTTTCAGAAACAGCACTAGAAACTTTGCCTAGCCCTTCCGATACGGCTCCAGCAATATTAGATACTGCTTTCATAGCTCTAGGAATCTTTGATACTGCCCATACCGTGGCGTTAATCGGAGCCACTGAGCTTCTCCCAAGAACTTCAACTCCAGTATCTATTGCGTTCATCATTATGTCGCCATAGTACTGAGACTTTTCAAGAGGAGTTGCATCAGCAGCCAAAGAGTATCCGACACTATCAGGAATCTTTGAGATCTCTTTTCCCAAAAGAACTTTGCTTACTTCGTCCGGTCTGTATATCGCAAGACTATCAAACCAAGAATTAACTTCTTGAGGACTGGTCTTTGTCTTTGCAATTTCCTTCAATGACATTCCGCCGAGAGTCGGATCAGGATCATTTGCAGTTCCTGATACATGAATGTCGGCAGTATCTACAGTGACTCCATCTGCTTGAGTCATCAGATCTGCATACTGTTTTCTCAGTCCGACAAGTTGCTTGTAGTCTTCAGTCTTTGTTTTGAGTTCTTCTGTCGAAGCTTTCTGATGATCTATACCTGCCAGTTCCTTCTGTTTATCAAGTTCCATCCTCATCTTCACTTGCTCTGGAGCGTTGATAAGTTTGTTCATCTCGTTGGTCTTAACCAATGCGTCAGTCTCTGCTTTAGCTTTAGCAACGTTAAGAGGAGCAATCATATCTTCGAGTTGACTCTTGTGCTGGATCTCTTCAATGCGAGCTGCAGATTCCTGCGCTTGAGTCTGAGCATTCATTCTATCAAGACCAAGTCTTTCTTGACTGATCTGAAGATTTTCATGGAACTGCTGTTCCTTAATGGCAGCATCATGCTTCTCGATCTCAAGCTTGGATCGGTTCATCGCAATGTTCTCGTTGGAAGCTTTGACCTGCTGTCCTTGCGCCATTGCCGCGATCAGATCCACCGGCTTGTAATTCTCTGCCGCTTGCATTGCCGTCCGGCCAACGCCAGCGTAATCAGGTCCACCAACATGTGATTCATATACTGCCATAGCACACCTCTTTAGTAAGACATCCCGGGGTTTAATCTCTGCGCGTTAGCCATTGCCGCGGCCGATCCTGAAGCCGAGTCATTGCCTCCTCCGCCATATCCAAACGAGGAAGCAGATCCAGATCCTGAAGCATTTGTGAATGCAGCGATCATCCGTTCATTCGACGAGTCCTTCTCGCTCTGCAGGGCAAGCGCACTTGCCTGCTGTTGCTTCATCAAGGATTTCTGTTGATTCAAGCTCCATACTTCAAACTGGCGGTTCAGGTTAGACAGCTCTTTATCCCACGACAACGATGAATCATACTTGTACTTGTCCAGTGCAGTCTGAGCCGCACGAAGTCCAAGTTCTGAAGACTGGATAGCGAGTTGAGACTGCTTGATCCCGAGATCCGCATAGAACTGAGAGTTCTGGACCCCCATCTCATCGTACTTCTGCATGAGGCTGGCACGCTGGAGATCTGCCTGCTGAGAAGCATTGTACAAGGATGCCGCGTCAACTGTCGGAGCAACGTACTTTGAAGCGATATTCAGCACATTCTCAAGACCTGTCCTGCCTTGAATCATCATATCAAGCGAGGTCTTGCCAATGTCACGAGCCCCACGGTTCGCCGCTATGCCACCGAACAGTCCACCTTGAATGTTCTTCTGGGCGGCAGACATGTTGATCTGTTCCTGTACGTCCTTTGGCAAGGCGCCTGTCAGCATCTCCTGCGCGTTGGCAGTGAGTCCTGCAATGATCTGGTCATATCCAGGGATCGCGGCCTTTACGTTGGCAGTGAATGCGTCAGTGGTCTGCTTCTGCAATGCTCCTGCAACTGCAGTCGTGCGAGCCATGAGATCGGCAGTGCTCGGCATTGCCGGCATCGTAGGGACAACGGCAGGGGTTATCGAACCAGATGCTCCACTGGATGAAATAGAAGTAGTTGTGCCAACTGCTTTGAGAGCTTGGCTAAGACCCTCATTGAATACCGACATGGGATCAGACGAGCCGGTTGATGCAGATCCGGATACTGCGCTTGGTGTAGCCATATTAACCTCCGAGCCTTTCGTTCATAAATTTCATAGCCTTCATTGTGCTTGAGTTCTTCACTGTGTTCGCGTTCATGATCGAAGGCTTTGCTTGCCCGATCTTATTGCCCAGGCCGGCAGACATCATTGACGGAGATGTATCGCCGAACATCGACATGCTTGGCTTGGGAGTTGAAATGAACTGAAGCTCAGGATGCTGTTTGACCATCCTTGCGACTGCCGAGCTTTTGAAGTCCATCATTCTCATACTGGATTTATCGTGCCAATGGCAACGCCCTCGTTCATTTCAAAGTCCAACTCAGGTTCTTCTGTCTGAGTGTTCGCAAGTTGAGAGTCAAGGATCGCGGCCGCCTTTGCTTCTAACTGCATCGACTTCTCTACTTCCGAATCGTTCTCAAAGTTGATCCCGAGGCTCATGCACTTGAATGCACCGATAGACTGGATGACAGGTATGTCAGTGTCATGCTTCATGTCAACGTGCTGGAACTTAACAACCGCGTCCAGCCTGTGAGCAAGTTCCTCCTGCGTGCTGGGTCTGTTCTCTGCCTTGCAGGTGAGTTCACCGATGGCAAAGCGCCGGTACGAAGGAACCTCTTCGTCGGGATGGTAAGATGAAAGATGATACCTGACGCAAGTTGCCGGATCCCATGTGCAAAGGTAGGTGTAGCCCTGTGTCTCGTCCTTGTGAACAGATGTGATCTTCCGGAACTTATTGATGGAATAGACCGGAGAGTTCTTGTTCAAGACAAGGATTTCGCCCGGTTGACCATTCGTGATAACTTCCTTGTCATACTCGTCAAATCCGCGAATGCAGATCTTAGCTCCGTCATCCCCTTCGTCCTCCGATAAGCACATGAGGTAACGATTGTCACCGGTTGGTATGTCGTATTGAGTCGGAGCGAATCCGCGGTCAATGAGATCCATGTGCTTGAAAGAGTTATCGTCAAGCATACCCGGGCCATTCGACAGGAACTCATACCACTGACTCCAGATATGACTGAAGCGACCATTGATCCGGCTCTTAAGAACTTTCTCGACGTTGCGCGGTAGCGTGACATAGCCATTCACCACACACATTGTAATTGTTCCGACAGTGTTCTTCCACCGTCCTTTGTCCAGCAAGCGTTCCTCGCACTCGTTGAGGCGGGAGATTACACGAGGATCTGAAGAAGACATACCACCGGAAACGTATGGAGCAACTGCTCTGCGAAGCTTCTTTAATGTGATCTGTTCCATAATTCTCCTTACGGGGCCAGTGGAACCTTTGTCCACGCGCTGTTGTAATAGACATACCACCCGATAGGCGCTCCGTCAATGTAGGTCTTGAGCCAAGGATAAGCGCGGTTGTCCGAGTTGGGTTCGTCAGGTCCGAAGTTTACAAGCGAGAGTCCATTAAGACTCTCTGCCAGAACCTCGACGTAATCAGGTATCCGTTCGATCTCTTCCTTGGCGGAAGCATGCTGAAGCGTTGACGGGACTGTGAGAGTCCGAAGTTTGAATCGTATAGTTGTGTTGCTCATATTTCCTTTCGTTACTGAGGCCCGACGGCCCATGGTTCATACTTCACATTGTACGGGGCGCCTGGCTGCAGTATCATTCCTACAGTGAGCGACGGGGCTCCATTATCTTCATAGTTCATCTTTCCAATAAACCATGTCAGTCCACCAGCACCAACGATCATTACCGTGTCGCCTGCCTTGTACGGGGCAGTGTCAACCTTGTACGTGATTACATAAGTTATCAACGTGCTGGTTGGGTCGTAATACGACCAACCCCACTTCGCGGTTGGAGTATCCAACATCTGAGTGAAGTATTCACCGACGATGTTTCTCCACACCTGCCATCCTCCACCGTAGTTCACCCACAAGACTCCGTTTGCTACCATCGGCCCGGGCCAATATACAGGCAGAACTTTTATGGTTATCGTTATCAACTGCTTGTCACTTGCCTTAAGACCTGGATCTACCTCTATCGTTGCCAAGTAAGTTCCATGAGTCAGACCAACTGCAGATACAGAAGTAACCACATCTGCTTGCTGTTGCATCTCAAGATCATTCGTAGGAACGTTTGTGATCGAAACCTGACTGCTTGGAACAAGAGAGTAATTAAGAGTTGAAGGTTCGGTAGAGATATTCTTCACCGTAAAGGTCAACGCTTCAGTGTTCGTGTTGCCTTCAATGAAACTCACCTGAGCCGTTAGAGGAGTCACCTGAAGAACCGGAGTTCCTCTGATGACTTCCGTAGTCGCATTACCGTTGATCTTTGGATCAGGAGTTGTCGCATTGATCGTAAGAGTAGCGTTTAACTTTCCACCTGTGACAACACCGGTTGTGTTGGCTATTCCATTGTGGAAGGACGTATGAGCTGCAGTGAACGAATCAGCCTTGTCTGAACATACTCCGGTAAGGATGAGATCGTTCTTGAACTCTTTGAGAGTCTGCTTCGTCTTGTTATCAAACGCACGAACGGAGATGTCAAACGTCTTGGTTCTGTATACCTGTTTCTTGACAGTAACTTCAAGACCGATGGACGGCTTGACGTATATGTTGATCGAAATAGTATCTCCAGTTATCTCTCTTCCGTTCACGATTCCTTTGATCGTGCATAGAGCAACGTACTGAGGACCAGAGTATCCGCTGAGCATGTTGGTTGACGTGAGGGTCATCGTAGCGCCATCAGCCTTTTGCATTGATACAGGACCATGCGTAGCGCCGTCGGCCTTGTCCATGAGAATAGTTGCTCCTGCCGGCCAGTCACCATACTTCTCGCAGGTCACAATGTAGTTCATATCAGCAAGAGCGGCCAGAGGTCCACCCTGAAGCTTGTGAACAGTGAGAGACTTCGTTGAAGTAGTGTCGGGCTCGACGAACCAGTTGTATCCGTTGAGTCCTCCAGAAACATACTCAGGCCACCAAGGGTATACCATCAGAGGCTTGTCTGGATCTTTCGGTTCAATCGGAGTTTGAGGGGTTGGCTTCAAAGGATTGACGGGTGTCAATGGCTTTGGATCCAGAGGTACAGGAGGAGGTGGCTGTCTTTCAGGATTGGGCATCCCGGGATCGACAGGGAACGGAGGCCATGGCGGAGTACTGGTCCCTGGATACATTGGTCCAGCAGGAACAATCGGAACAGTAGGAGTGCATCCTCCGCCATTTGTACATACAGGAATGATCCCTCCAGTTATAGGATCGGTCAACCACCAGTCAGTAGGAAATCCAGCATCGGGAATTCCTGCATCTATTATGTACGCAACTCCGGGATCGAACGTGCCTTCGGTAATCACAAGCCAGTTGCCGACATCGAGGCCGATGATAAGAGCGTTCTCATTCGCAGACTCAAACCAGTTCTTGAAGTTGCAGGTTGAGGTGTAGTCAAAGTCATCACGAGGATTGTCGATCCGCATGTTTACCGGAACGAACGAATCATTGACCGGCTGGGCGATTGTCTTGCCAAGGAAGTCCACCCGCTTGATCTCTGCATATCCATCCCACTCAAGGCAGAACTGGAACTCGAATCCTGACAGGTACGCAAGGTGAGCTGAGTTGTCAGAAATAGATTCGTCAAGTGACGGGAATGAAAGCATGGATCTTGACTGAGGCTGACCGACGATGATGTTCAGGTTAGGGGCCGGAGAGTAGATCTGTTGGGCAAGGACTTCCATCGAGGATACTTTGCCGTAGTCAGCTCTGTTGTCGGGCTTGACATAGAGAGTGAACGCAACATCGTTTATAAACTTGTCGATCCAGATCTTGCACTCTCTCACGCGCTTGAACACATGAGGCACATCCATCAAGGATCCGCTTGTTGAGAACGACTGGAACGGATAGGACTTGGTGTACAGGCGACAGTTGATCGGCTTGTCTTCGCAATCATACTTCCTTGTCTCGTCGATCTCGTAGAGAAGATTCCTGTTGTTCTCATCCTTCGTGAACGCAAAGCATCTCTGCTTGTCATGGAACAATCCAACGACCAAGTGAGTTGGCTTGATTCCGGTCCATATACCATCCCAGGCGGGACCGAGTTCGTTCTTGAGATCACTCATGCCTGACTTGGGAGCCAGATCGAGAGAAGCGATACCCTTGAACCTGTAGTCGCGTGTGTCTGAATTGTCGATTGCCTTAGCACTGCAGATCTCTCCGTTCACGGTCATCAGGATCCTGTCATTGAACAAGACCGCTGAAGCATACGGGAGAAGCCACTGCGTGTCATTGTCGTTGACGTCCTTCATCTCCTGCCATAGACGAGCGAATCGCCGGCGCGCCTTGACCTCAGACTTCATGAGCCTGTACGAAGCAAGACCCTGCCAGCTCATGTAGAACATGTCTTCAAGCACTGTGAGATTGAAGTAAGGTGAAGCGGATCCATATCCTTTGATCGAGATGTGGCCGATGTTCTGTTCCTGCCAGAGCAAGCGATCCACGAACACGTCATAGTTCGCTATGCCATTCTCTCCGAATACAACCAACGGTCCTTGTCCTGTGCCTGTTTCAAAGTCTGCAATGAACGCCATGCCGGTGATGTTGCCCATGTCTGTCGGGAGAGCAAAGGCTCCTCCACCATTCAAGTAGGCTGTCTCAGTGAACTGGAGAACTGTCGTCGGGCTTGTCGCCTGATAGATGTCACCTGCCAGGAACTGGTTCCTTCCGTTCTTGATGAACAATCTGCCGTGTCCATAAGCCATGACCGTACCGATAGGAAGCTCGCTCTTGGATGGATCTGCACGACGAGCGTTGAGCCCGTTGATGATCATTGGCGTGTTGATTCCATCCTGCACGATCATGAACTGTTCGGCCTGACAGAAGAAGATCCTGTCAATCCACTGGCTCATTCTACCGATCTTGTCCGACACATGACCGACTCTTCCAGTCTCTCCGTCAATCACGAACACATGACCATTCACCGCGCAGGCGATGTAACAGGTCTCTGCCGTGTTGTATTCCTTCGCACCCTGGAACCGACCATAGGTGAAAAGGTTGTATGTGAAGAGATTGTCGAAGACAAGGTTGCGAGCCTTGAACCCGGGCCTTGTCTTGATGACGGCATTGCGGCAGACGACGTTGATGCCCTTGACGTACTGCTTGTCCGTGATGTCTCTCGACGACGATCCGGAGTCCATCCCCTCGACGAGAGAGGTGAATTTATCGTTGCAGTTTGAGACATCGCCCATGATTACAGATTCCCGTTATTTGAAGCTATCCACTGAACATTAATGTTCACATCGTTGATAGCGCCGCATGACTGCTTGATCGTGAACCCATTCACCGTTATCGCGGTAGGATACACGACAAGGATCGCGCCAAGCGCAGACACAGGATTGTACGACAAGACCACGTTAGGGACCGTTGTAAAGGCCTTGGTGAAGGTTACAGTGCCTATCGTTTCATCGGCAGTACTAAGCGTAGGGTTACATCCTGCGACGATCCCAGAGGCAACCAGGTGGCTTGGTTGGACTGCTGGCCATACCTTGGCGCCGGCTGTCAGGCTCAATCCCGCGGCCATGTTGTTTGAGTCCACGTTCATCACGGTAATGCTGAGAGCGATTGTGTCCACTGCCAGAACCTTGTAGAACCCTGCACCCTCTACGAAGATCGTCATGCCAGTCTCGCACCACATGTCAGCGCGCTGGAGGTAGAAGACGGACGAAGATGTTCCGGCCGGAGCAACGAAGATCTCGGTTGTCAGGTCGTACAGGGCAAACGGAGAGACTGTCGCGCTATACGACAGATCCGGCTGAGCACAAGGCATCATGACTGTCCCGATAGGGATAGCAGATCCGGCTGCACCATTGGCGGATACCCCGTCATTGATGACGTAGATGTGAGTTGCGTCAGGTGTTCCTGTCACTCGGAAGAAGCCTGCGCCGGAGATCCAGATCCACATGCTGATCCGGTACTGACTTGACTGAAGGACTTCAACCGTAGTCTGTGATCCGATGTTTGGAATCACGAAGGTTTCAAGAAGCTGTTCAGTGAACGGATGAACGTGGTTAACCTGGACTGCAGACTGTTCGATGTTGAATACTGTAAGTGTCGGCGGCTGAATCATAGTGTCCTCTCTTTCGTGTTAAACAATTCTCGTTGCAATATACTTCAATTCCTCGCTTGTGGCAAGTTCGGCTGGTTCGACCATGAACGAAGGCTTATTGATTACCGGCCTTCCAGCAACATTACAAGTCTCAGAACAAAGCTCGGAACAGAACCATTTGTCAGAGTTATCGTTTGAGTCTACGAACCATCTGACAATAGGAAGGAACCTGAACAAGCCGATGTAATCATACTTCTTGCCAACCTGAGCGAGAAGGAAAGCTTCTGCTTTCATGTTCTCTTCCCGAGTCAAGACTGTCTTGAAATCAAACAGATCTACCTTTGTACCCTGAGCATGAAAGCATCCGAAGATCTTGTTATGGCAGATCCCGTGACTTCCCCAGGCTTCGATCTCTGTTCCATCGCTAAGGATCCATGACGCATGTGAATACTTCGACCATGTTCTCGTCTTGATCCACCAACTCAGAAGACCAGTACCTTGATACAGTGCAATCATTTGCTTCCTCCCATGTAATACTTCAGAACTTCTATCACGGATACTACAAGAGATGCTCCGAGACTTCCGTGAAGGATGGACTGTCCCTTACTCGATGTGCAGACCTCTCTTCCTGATACGCATCCATTCTTCTGAAGGTCTTCAACCTTCGTGTTCAATGCGTCAATCTTCTTGAACAGAACATCATTCTGTTTTTCGAGATTACCTATATTGGCCTCGATTCTCCCCAGCGCCTCAGATGTCGGGTCAATAGATCCAGTCATTGCTAGATACCTTTCAGGATTCGATAAGTGTAATTTTCCACATGTCCGAGGCAAGACTTGGATTCGAGATGAACGAGTAAGGGAGATAGAAGAATCCCTTATCGCCCCATCCGGATCCCCATGAGTTTTGAACCTTGAACATCTTTCTCTGGTCGTTGTATCCGACTGCGAGAACCGCGTGTCCGCCCAGAAGCGACTCGTTCCTGGCAGGCATTGGCACGATCCCGGTACGGGCAACGATGTCGGATTCAAAACTGTCATAGACAGAGAATCCAAAGACAAAGGGAAATCCAGAAGCAAGGCATGATCTCATGTCGTCAAGACTCTGGATCACTGAAGCGTATAGCATGACCTGATGTTTGGCCGCATGCGTGTAGCAAGACTTGAGCGGCTTCTTCGTGAACTTGGTCACGTCGTACTTCCACTCAGTTTCCGGACAGACTCCAAGAGTTGCGACAGACTTCATCCCGTCACGGATCTGGGCGCCTGAGTCCTGCTTGACAGTGCCTTCCATTTCACGCTCGTTGTAATAGATGAACAGGCGGGAAGGCGTAAACTTCTCTTTCGCGTCTTGCTTGATCTGTTCAAAGTAATGGCAGGAAGCAATGGCATTTGCCGTACAGGATCCGAGCTGACCTTGATTCAAGATCGGGACGATTGGGTTCGCCAGGTCGATCATCGAAGGAAGGTTCTCAGGTATGTGAACCGGCAGGAACTTGAAGTCACGGAAGTCGATGTGATCCTTATGCCAGCCGTATGATCGTTTGATCTTTTTCATCCTTTCACCTTTTGGCTCGGCTTCACTACGATTGTGATCTGACTGCCATAATTACCATTCGCGTTTACCACGATCCCGTTGTTGACTGTCGGGGAAGCCGTAGCAGTAGAAGCACTGGCCGAAGACTCGTCCTTATCGCTCAGGCCAAGAAGCTTCGGATTGTTGGCAATGATCGGCGTCACAACGACAAGGATCGCGGCTGCGGTAACAGTCTTCGGGAACTGTACGGGAACCTGAGCCATTGTCTTGAAGAACCCTACCTTTGCCACGCTATCCTTGAATGTCCAGACATCTGCCGTAACTACCCCGCCAGACAGCGATGGAGCCACCTGGATGCCCGTAGGATCGACGATCTTTGCAGGTACGGGTGTTTGTATGGCTCCGACTGCTTTGTCGGCTCTGAGAGCCATCTGTGTAGGATCTCGAAACGACATATCTTCCCCTGCTACCACACTGGTTGCCGCCAATACGATCACTGCCATTATCTTGTTCATATCACATACCTTTCTTGTTTTACTATTCATGCCAGTTCCCTCCAAGTTCCGAAAGATGCCACACCTCATGTCCCAATGTGTATAGGTCAGGGTGTCGCGGCCCGTCAGGTTGCACCCAAATTGTTCTCGTCATCTCATCGTAAAAGCCACGCACCTGTTCGCGTTTGTGAGCCTCGTGCTTATCCCATTCCTTTTGAATCGTGCCACGATCTGCAACCTTAATCGTGAATGTATCCACCCCATACTCAGCCACGCCCTTATGCATCACGCACCCGCAGCCTAGCTGTACGGCTACAACGACACAGAGGATTGCAACCCAGATTAGGCCAAATGCGCGGTAGGTGAGGAGGTGGTTCATCTCCCCTCCAACTTGAGCAATCGCGCTTTCAGTGCCTTACGCGCAATAATCTCATCACGCAATGCCGCTTGCAGGTAGCCGCACCAGCCGACGAGGTCAATGCCAGCGTTAGGGTCGCCATTGGCGCAAATCTCACGGGGTATCTGCGGGTCATCCAGCATGATGCCAACATGAGTCGCTTGGAACTTAGGCAATGCCGCTTTAGCCGTTGAGAGTTCATCGCGTTTGGCTTCGACCATCGCAGGTTCAAAACTATCAACGATCAACGCCTTTTCTGCCACGGGTTCCGATACACCCTTTTCATCCATTGTTGCGAGTTCCATTAAGGCTTCATCGGTCGTGATGATAGCATCGGCCTTATCCATTCTCTGCAACACTTCCTCGTCACGCACAATCGGTTTACGTTTCCAGCGGTACACGGGAATCAGTGACAATTCGTCGGCGTAGTTCTTGACCACATCGACTTCAACAATATCCTTCGCGTCACGGTTGCAGGTGTAGGTTGTCCATGAGTCGGCAATGGGATCGGTCGCGGATGTTTGGACGATGGAGAGGATGTTTGTGCCGGTGGTGGTCCCGATTCCCACGTTGCGCCCAGAAGATATACGCATTGCCTCTGCATTGTCGTTATTGTTTGTACCAGCAAAAAATGCCATGTACATAGGAACACTATTGCTGGCAACAGTGCCCTCTGAATACACTTTAATTGATGCACTATTAATATACGAATAGCCATCATATCCATGAAATTCTACATTTCCTGCACGATCACCGGAGCTAACAGATACAGGAGCATCGGGATTTCCTCTAGCTTTTTTCAGGGTAATCACCGGAGGAGATGCGTCCGCAGAGAACTGACTGAATATCGCTGTTCTATCTGCAATGCCAGCAGTAGATATTACTCTTAATGGTGTGTTTGTTCCTCCATAAATAACCATCACTGCGTTGGTCACATTGTTCGTTCCTATCCCAACTCGTCCAAGAAACGTATTCACAGCCCCCGCCACCGTCTGCGTGATGGACGCGCACGAGATGTTAGTGGCCAAAATGTCACCGGCAACGTGGAGCTTGGCGGCGGGAGAGGTTGTGCCGATGCCGACCAATCCCCCGAAGTAACTCTTCGTCGTCCCGTCAATATACACCCCGTAATTATTTGACGCGCCAATAAGATTCGCCACGCGCAGGCCGTATTGATTTAGGCATGTTCCACCTCCCATATAGATATCTCTTGCGGCAAAATGCTCCACGTCTGTTATGGCTATCTTGGACCCTGCAACAGTTTCGGCTCCACTATCGAATCCCCTAATATGGGCCACTGTGCCCGAAGATGATGATCCGAACAAGGGATATGCAAATGCGCCCCGTATATACGGAGTACCTGTAAACTGACTGCGTATATCCATGGCTGTCGTAAAACCTTGAAAAGCGAATCCCCCGGTGCAATCAAAAGCCATACTACTTAAAATCGGTTGTATCTGAAAATTATTATATACACCCGCTCCGGTAGGCGCGGCAGGAGACACCGTTGTCCCTAATTGCATATCGTAACTGGCATTTACTACCGCTGTTTTGGTGCTAGCAATGTTCACAATATTACTGAACACGGACACGCCCTTGAATACATTAGTCGAGGCGGCAGAGCTATTCGTAATCCCGCCGCTGACTTGGAGGGTTGTTGCGGTAATGTTGGATGCAATCACTTGGGCAACAACACCAGATACGGAATTGATACTAGACCACTTCAGAGATGACGTACCTAAATTACCTTCGTTACTTGCTCTTGGGACAACATCTCTCGTTGCACCTGAACACAGCGAAACCAACAACATAAAATACACGATTAGCTTTTTCATAACGGTTGCAATCCTCCAGTTGTGTTTGTCTCCCATAAAGCATCAGACTGAAAAACACTTACAGGTTCCAGTCCTCCAGTTAAGTTAATATCCCAAGCTCCATTGGTCGTAACTTGAATGCTGATATAGCCGACAGCATTGGTTCTGGTGAATGCAGAAGTTCCCCCAGATACAACAAGATTGGTAATAATATTGTTCGTGCTCACTGGCTGAAGCGCGGTTGCAACCCCACCACTCACGCTGACCATCCAGTTTGAAATATTATTTATTGAGCTGGCAAACAATGCCTGAGTTGATGCAGACATCGTAAGTCCATTAGACCAAATAAGAGAGGACACATTTGTAACACTGAATCCTCCAAGGCTCAAATCAGACAGCATTGGCAACGTGCCATCAACACGTAAATATCCAAGGTCAGCGGTGGACAACGTAATGTCCATCTGCGAGGGATAGTTTGTACCCACTCCTACAATGATATTGGTTGTAGCTCCACCGCCGGAAGATGATGCAAGTTTTGACCGTACCGCAAAATACCAAGGTACATTGGTGGAAATATTAGGCAATGGAATTACCCAAGATGAGATGACAGGAACCGCGCCTTTATCCACAAGATTGCTTGCCGCCGCATCGCCCCACTCAATGAATAAATGTGTGGAAGGCTCGTACCTGTAAACTTCTATCTTTGCGTACTTGGTGTTGTTTCCGCCCGTATTGTCGCAGACATAGTAATTAACTTTAGCACTGCCGCCACCATACACGGTAAACAACTGATTCGTCCAAATTGAACAAGCAAAGTAGCCGCCTATGGGTGCGCCATTTGTTCTAATAGCCTGCACTGGAGGGATGCCGTCACTGATCACATACGTTGCGTTGGTGGGCGTAATATCATTAGTGTACGAAAGAGTTTTATTGGAGGTAAAATACAGAGTCTTATTCGCGTTGATTACGGAGCGCAACTGAGCCAGTGTCACGGGCTGGTTGCTGATTGTGGCATCCGGAATGGTCATGGTGTAGAGACCGCCGTTGTTGGTGAAATAAGATGATGGAGCAAGTCCGCCAAGTTTTCCGGAATCTTTCACTGTTCCATTCGTTGCGTTGTCTACATAGGTAACTGATGCAAGTCCATTCGTGACTGTCTGATTTGTGAATGAGTTTGGATTGTTGGTTGGATAGAAATAGGTAAGTGTCCAACCCTTCAAAGTGTTCGTTGCTGAGTCCACGTACCCGATGGAAGCAAGACCGTTCGTGATCGCGGCTGTCACATAGTTCTTGAGAGTTACCCAATTCGTAACAGAAGACCAGAGTGTGTTCGTGGATGAATCAACATATGCCAGGGAAGCGAGTCCATTCGTTATCGCAGACGTGACATAGTTCTTTCCGAGGATCCAGTTCGTTACCGTAGACCAGAGAGTATTCGTTGCGCCATCGACGTATAGGAGGCTTGCAAGGCCATTGGTGACGCTTGAATTAACCAACCCTTGTGTTGATATGGGGTAAAGGAGATTGTTCGTTATACCGTATCCTAAGAGGCTTGTAGGTGTGTTGGTGATGTTGTTCCAGTTGCGGAAGAAGTTCGTATCCACAACGAAAGCAGGAAAGCCTGTGTTCACGCTCATCACGAATGCGCCGTTGCTGTAGACAAAGCCCCAGAAGTTCGTGAGCTTGAGAACCGTGTTCGTGGATCCGATCTTGTTCGTGTTCGCTACAAGCCAAGCCCAGGCATTCGATCCAGAGTAATCATTCGTGGGAATCGAGATCCCCCAATTGTGCGGAGTAATCTTCTGAACGTATCCAGTAGACGAAGGAGCCAAGAGCGTGAGCTGGTAGATCGAGCCGGTAGACGAGGAACTATTCGAAGAGATGTTGCTGAGAACGTAGGGCTTGTAGTACGGCCAATCATTTCCCTGTGCTTTCGTTTCAGAAAACAATGCCAAGAAAATGATGAGCCGTACCATCCATCGGAACATTACAACTCCTGTATTGCCACCACGTTTGTCTTCGTCGGGTTGGAGACAGCGTTGATCGGCTGCTGGAGCAGGAACGCAGGAACATCAATCTCAGTTGCGGCCGCAAGATGAACTCCATTCGAGTACACCGCAATGTCATCACCGAAGGAAAGCCAGATCTCTGCCGCGCCGCCGTTGTAGATCCGGCACATCCCGCGTGACGCATGAGGAACGAACAGATATGACAACCCGTTCGTGGAGTAAGTGCCGTTCAAGTGAGTCGGCATATTGGTTGATGTCCCGCCGGCCACTGTCACCATGTAGATCTTGTTGCTGGCATTCACCATTGCGCCCTGAGCGTATGCAACGTTCGTGGTCCACAACGGAGCAGACTGAAGATAGTTGAACCTCGGGGACACGATCTTCTGGCTCGTAGGAGTCACGGAGAACTGTCTTGGTGCATCTGCGAAAGCCGATACTGCGATCATCATTACTGCAAGAAACATTTTCTTCATTTGATCTCCTTACGGTGCGCGATAGATAATAACCCACGTTGATGTTGACGTTCCCATTGAACTGTAAATCATGTTCGTCGTTACCGAATTAGGAGCCGGTGAAGACAGAACATAAGAATCTCCGATGAACCTGGGCGTCTGATTCGTGGGAACTCCGGTAGAGTTCGTTGTGAAGTACGGAGCAAACATGTTCGTGATCGCATACGCAACATAGTTCGTGCTGGCCCTTGATGCAAGGTTCGTGGCAAGGACGATGTTGTTATCCATCCAAGTCACCAGATCCGACAGCCGGTTCGATGTTGAGAGCGTGATGTTGTAGAGCCCGTTTGTCGTGATTGAGATCTGATAATCAGGAACCTTCTGTTCCGCGTGCAGGTTCATTGCAAGGATTATCGAGGCAAGGATCAGCGCAAGTTTCTTCATGGTTCCCCCTATACTGCCTTGACGTAGAACGCGCAGATCTGGGCCTGTGCATTCGGAGCCGAAGTAAAAGTGATTGTCTGGTTGAGGATCGTGTAATCAATCCCCTGTCTCTGCATGACTCCATTGATGAAGATCACTACAGTTGCGACTGCAATCGGAAGACTGCTTAAGGTGCAGACGTTTCCCCCTACGAGCAGGAGAGATTCCTGAACATACTGAGTGGAGGGGATGGAGTAGTTGTTGACCGTCGTCGTGGTTGTCGGTGGCTCGCAGCAGTTCTGACTCATGTGTTCTCCCCCTCTTCCTTCCCCTTCGGGCCGGCAGTGCCAAGAATAACACCACCGGCCCAGGGTCAGGGAACGGCAATTTACCAGATCGCGATGTAGGACAGATTCGTCTGGACCGCTGCCCAGATGATATTGTTCGAGCTGATCGTCGGAAGTATCAGCGCAACAGTGGTGGCAACATTCGTTGCTGTGCCTGTGTAGCGCCAGCTTACCGAGATCGGGGAGCTTGTATGAACGCGGGCAAACGTGCCAGTGACAGTCGCGCCGGCAATGGCCGCAACAGTACCACGTTCAATCGCATAGACCGGATCACTGTTGAACTGAACAGTGTTAGCGACTCCATTGGAGCCCGGACCGATCTGGATCGCGCCGTTCGCAGTTGCCTGCGAGAGACCGTTGCTCAGACCGTTACCGATTACGATTGCACCAGTAGTCCCATTGGCGATGAACCCATCACCAACAAGCGTACCTTTCCACGTCGGCGCTGACGGCATCGAGGGATTCGTGCCGAGAGTACCTTCACCTGCGAGCGCGTAGCTTACTGCGAGAACAACCGCGAGAAGACCAACCATGATTTTTTTCATTCGTATTTACCTCTGCTGAATTTCTTTCTGACGTTTGATTGCTTACGATAAGGTTCCCTGCCAGGGATCACCCAGCAGGGAACTGTTTGTTCAGACTCTTGTACCACCGCAAGTTACTGTGGCAGGGCCACCGTATGCAGCGCAACGACCAGTTGCCACTCCGACAGGGAACACGATCTTGTAGATCGGTGCTGCGAAGTCCTCAGCGATCACGCCCACAACTGCCGTGGACGGGCTCGTTCCGGTCACTGTGACCATCTGGCCCACGTCACAAGGCAAGCAACTTGCCAGTGTGAGATAGTACTCTGTCGCGTCTGCCGCAACGTCCGAGGCATTAACCTGGGCGCATGCGCTGACTGCTATCGGGCTGGATCCAGCTGTCCAACAGGTCGGGCATTCCGTGATCTCAAGCTCGTTGCACCGGCGATGCAGGATGCAGATTGCGTCGTTGGAATGGATCCAAGGTTCAGGCGCGATCCTGAAGCGACTGAAGAAGAAGCCTTTCTCCCTCAACAGATTGTCGCAACGCTCCTGTATGTTCAGCCAGTGGAATTCACCGAAGTTGTCCGCAGGGTCGAACTTGTAACCGGACGCCAGCGAGCTGGGGTTCGGGGTGGGTGTCAACGCCTTGTACACATCCTTCAGGAATACCGCGCTGATTTCGAAGGGAGCCGCGATGTAAGCCGGATTGATGTCGATCGCATTGCCGATAGTCGTCGGGCTTTCCAGGAACGGCCACACGCGGGTAAGTGCTGTGCCGAGCGCATTCACGACAAGGCGGGGAGCCGCAGGGTCATGGATGTGCGAGAAGCCACGGTACGTCAGCGCTGATCCGTATCCCTGAATGAGATACTCTTCCTGCAGGTATCGGTAGTCCTTGCGGATTTCCGTGTCCTTGGTGATGACTTCATTCGACGTTTCCATCGAGGTGATCAGACCGAAGATAGGTGAACCGGACTTCATCCCGAGGGCAGCGTCAGCGGCCTGACGGGAGAGATACGAGTACACGCGGTCAAGGACGCTCTGGGTCAGGCGACCGATGTCACCAATGCCCGCGGCCGGGATCGCCACGGTGGACGAGAACATGCCCATCGTGAAGGTCTTGAGTCCGAGGTTCGTGGTGTTGCTGGGATCTGCCTGTGCATAGAACTTCTTGCAGAAGTTGAGATACAGTTCGCGCGTGATCTGTTCCCACTCACCCAAGGTCACATTGGCAAGAGCCTGATAGATCAGGGCCAACTGCTTTTCGTACTGCCAGTCGAACATGATGTCGGTCAGGCAGATGTCGTTGGTACGACGGGTTGCCTGATAGATCGTGTAGGACTTCTGCTCGAAACCGTAGTTGATGACTTCGCTCTGATAAGCGCAAGCATCATAACCGGCATCGTCAGATCCGTTGGTCTTGGGCGCGCGGCTCTGCTGCATCTGCGACCATGAGGCGCCTGCGTCCTGGACGGCGATACCACCGTAGAAGGTTTCATTGTACTTGGTGTAGCCTTTGCCGTACTCGAAATTGCCACGCTCAATCAGGTCGCGATATACGGCTTTGTACATCTTGGACTTGTTGGCGATGATCGGGTTGATGTCAGGGACTGCGGCGATAAATGCGTTGTTGATTTGTTCGACATTACAAGGTGTGGATTCCATTTGCGTATTCCTCCAAAAGCGTTTTGTAAACTCTTACCCCGGTGTGCGATTCCGTTTACGCTCTGCTTTGAAGCTTAACGCAACTTCATGCGAACTTGCATTTGCCGGTAACGACGGCCTTCGATTGCTGGATATTATCAAGCAAAAGCCGTGAGGATGTCAATACCCTCACGGCCTTGCATTCACGATCATCAATAAAAAGCCTTATGACCTGCCGAAGAATCTTTCCTTGTTTGCCTTCGCCGCGTCCATCGGAGTAGCCTTTTCGATAGCCTTCTGCCCTACTGGATCAGGAGATCCTGATCCTCTTGAGTCCACGCCGGGCCTTACCCCGCCAAGGATCTCAAGCTGGCGCTGAAGGTCATTGGCCCTTGCCGTTGCCTTGAGCATCATCGAATAATAGACAGGAGCAATGATTCCCTGATGCAGAAGCTTGGTCTGCTGTTTGGGATCATTGACCTCAAGCGTTTCCCTCATCTGCTGTTTGAGTGAGGATACTGCCCTGTTCCATGCTTCATTGCCAGGAACCTGCTTCAAGATCGGATGGCCTTCATCCTCAAGATCTCTTACCACGCTTGAATGCAGGGCTTCTTTGATAGCACGAACCTTTACCTCTGTCTCTGTTACCTGTTCGGTCTGAAGTCTGGACATGGTATTCTTCCAGTCATCCAACTCTGCGCCCTGTTCCTGCCGGATCTGGTCATGCTGTATGAGCAAAGGCTCAAGCATGTACTGTGTCTCAGGAGCCTTGGACATAAGCAGATCATGTCTTTGCTTCGGGGAAAGCCTTGTCAGCTCACCGAGAAGCGCATCATCTGCACCGAAGTCCTTGAGGATCCGCTTCGCTTCGTTCTCCACCTTGCCAAGCTTTGCCTGATACTTCTTCGCAAACCGAGGATCATCCATGAGGTTATAGCGGGCAAGCTTGTCCTGTGTCTGCTGAAGCTCCTGCTTGAGCGTCTGGATCTCTTCCTTCGACTGCGAGAACTCAGGCTTGAGTGTCTTACCATCTTCCGCGAAGTACCTTGCCTTCATCTCTACCAGCTCTGCACTGGTGGCCTCCAGCTTCGTTCTGAGCTTCGCAAAGTTCAGATCCTTGTCCGAGGTAGGCTGGGCAGTTCCAGGGGCAGGTAGAGGATCTGGGGTGGCTTGCTGAGGCT